ACATATTGAGCCTATGATAGATAATCTAAATAGGCAACAAGAAATACAGATTAATAATACTAAATTTTTAGTATTAAAAGTGCGTACTAAAGGTGTTATGTATATATTAATAGCTAGTCAATATAACTGGAATGGAGTTCACTACTGGGTATATAATACTAACACAAAACAAGTAGAAAATATAATTCATAGTACTTACCACTTCATGTTTAGATTTAAAACAGCGTCACTTATCTATTACTACACTATCAGAAAATAAACAAATAATAGTATGCATGGTTAATATGTTTAAATATTCATATAACCTGTTAAACTGCACATCCTCAGTTTATATTACATATAAAAAACCGTCTAAACTAGGAGTACCACATATAAGATTTATTACATACATAAGAAAGACTACTAAAAAGAAATAATATGAAATTAATAGAATCCAGTGTACAGATTATTGAGGAAAAAGATCCTTATAAGATGATAGAATTAGCAGGTAGAACTTGCTATAAGTCTGAAGATAAGATAACAGAGAATAGTGCTAAAGAGTTTGTAGATCGTATGATTAAGCTTGGTCATGGAGCTATGTTAGAGCATGGTACTATTTATCTTACTATAGATGGAGAAGACCCGAATCTCAGTAAGATACAAAGTAACCCACATACTAAGGTAAACCTAGTACCTTATGAAGTATTAACAGAGAGTAATTATACAATTAGTTACAAAGCGTATATTACTACTAATCTTAGAGTACTAGTAGAAAATAACTTAAAAGAATTATTATGCTATCAAGTAGAACCTACAGAGCATCATGAGAAGCGTATTACAGTAAAATGGATATTAGATAGAGTAACCGGTGAAAGCTTTTTAAGACATCGTGTATTTAGTTTTGCTAGGGAGAGCACTCGTTATTGCAACTATAGTAAGGATAAATTTAATAATGAAATTACTTTTATTAAGCCTACTTGGTTAGATATACCTACTGGTAATTATACTTACTGGGATGGCGATTGGTGCGACATAGATAAGATGAAGATACAATTACCTTCTGATAATGGTATAACTGATAACTTTTTATGGTGCTTAAATAATGCTGAAACACAGTATAATCTATTAATAAATAAGGGCTGGAAACCACAACAAGCTAGACAAGTACTACCATTTGCTGTATGTTCTCCTTTAGTTATGACAGGATTTGAATCAAATTGGGAACATTTCTTCTCATTACGTTGTAGTAGTAAAGCTCACCCAGATGCTAAGAAGTTAGCTGATGAATTATATAAATTAATTCATAAATAATGTTAAAAATTAGCTATTAAATAGCTATAATTGTTCTTAACAAATGTTAAAAAGCTTATCATAAAAGAAACTTTTATAAGAGTTTATACGTTACTGTCTATAACAGTTAAAGACAGTCTAAGACAGTATAGACTGATTATAGTCTCCTACTTTAGATATTTATATTATGAATAAACAACAACAAGTTAAGGAAGTCGCTTACTTAGGTAAGAAAGTATATTTTGGTAATAAGCCTTATACTTTAGTAGAGAATGAAATAAAAGGTATGTGTCAAGGTTGTGATTTATACAATTGCTATTGTCCTTCTAGGATTACTTCATTATGTACTCAAGGATTTATACTTAAAAAAGATAAAAAAGAATAAAGAATAATGTAATGACTTTGAACGACTAGGAATTAGCAAAGATAGTAAAGAATAGAATACCAGTAACAATAGATAACAAATAGTTTATAGTAGAGTCTAATCCTATAGGTAGTTGTGATGGATGCTATTACTTAGATAAAAATTGTCCTACTTTAGCTAGGAGATACTGCTGTTCTAATGGCGGAAATATATTGAGATTAAAGAAACAAAACAACAAATAATACGTTATAGAATATAAATAAGAATATTATGGAAGATAAAGTACTAGAAACAGTAATTAATGGAATTGGTTATACTCCTCTGAAAGATGTGTTAGTTAAACCTCTTGAACCTATTAAGCTAAAGAAAGAAATAACCGAAGCAGTTGGTACAGGTGAAAAAGATGTTGATGGTTATGAGAAGTTTGAGACTAAGACTGAAGTAAAAGAAGTAGAGTCAGAGTGGAGATTAGGAATTGTACTTGCTATTCCAGAAAGTCTAAATATAACAGACTTTAAAGTAGGAGATACAATAGTATTTAATAAGAAGTTTGCTAAAGACTTTGACTTATTTAAGGATAGTCAGTTAGTTAAACCTTATGATATTATAGCAAGAAAAGACTAAATATTAATGCGTATTAATAGTTGTTGTGGGGCTAGGTCTGCGGATCTAGCCTTTTTTCATGTCATTACTTAAATATAAGTTAACAAATGTTAAAGAATAGATACTATTTTAACATTTACCGTTTAGATATATGTAACAACTATTAAACAACTAAATAATAATTATTATGAAGAACTATAAGGTAATTAAAGAATTTGCATCTGCACAAAAAGGTGATATGCTTACTTATAATGAAGACACTAATTTGTATGAATTCAGTATGACAACTGAAAATGATAGTGAGAAGTGTTCACGTTATATTTGTATGGATGAGGAAACGGCAGAAGAGTTTGTAGAATCAGGTAATCTGTTAGTCATCGAAGATGAAAATGAAGAGCTTTCTGCAATTGATAAATTGTGTGCATTATCTGATTTAGTAGATACACTAGAAGCTCAATATAAGAAAGACCATGATGCTTTAGTAGAAGCCTATAATAATCAAGAGATTCCTACTTGCGTTAAGGTTGAAGCAGATACAGTATATTTCAATATGAATCAAATTCTTAAAAAGGTAAAGGAAATTATCAATGAATAAATTAGTAAAGACTGTTAAGAAAACAGATCTTTACAGAGAATTCCTCAAATCACTTGATGGTGTGCTTTAGCTGACCACTAGGGAGCAAGACTTGATGGTTTTATTAATTGATATAGATATTAATACTCCTAAGCTCCCTGGGTACAGCAAGAATGTAATAAGTACCGAAAACAGACGTTATCTAAAAGCTGCAACAGGCATTACTAGTGATAACTTAAGTAGATACATAGGGAAATTAAGAGATAAAGGTCTGATAATAAAAGGTAAAGCTGATGATGAATGGATGGTTAATCCTGCATTAATACCTGAAATAATAGGAGATAGAGTTCAGCTAACTATCGTACTTAGATTGGAGAAAGAATAATATGAATATACAATATGTAACACTTAAACCAGGTTGTGTCTTATTATGTAAAAAGTATAATTGGTTTAAGAGATTTTGGGCTAAGCTAAGCAAGAAAGTATTACCTTATAATCATTTTGTTATCTTTAAAGATTCGTGTGATTTAGTAAATGTGTTTAGTAAAAATACAGACGTTATTATTGCTGAACCTAAAAAGAACTATAGTAAGAAAGAGATTAGTACATTAGAAAAGATTCTAGAATTTAATGGTGATATTGCTACAAGTTCAGAAGAAGGTATAAAAATTGAAGATCTATTTGCAGCAATTAATGTTATTAGAACTAATACATTTTCAGATAATACTAATGATTTACAAGCTTTCTTGAATAGCAAATATTATAATATTAGAGAGTTATCAAATGAAAAAAACTGGAATGAGTATATATTCTGAACTAAGTAATAAATATCAACTTCCTAGTTAGGTAATAAAGGTTATATGTAATCATCCTTTTATGTTCGCTAATAGAAGAATAACAGAAGGTGATGAAAGACCTATGCTATTTACTTACTTAGGTAAAATCAAGATTAAGAAGGTATATGAGCGAAAGAAAGAAGATACGGATAACAAAGATACCACAAAATGACATTCTAACAGAATTAGTAGAGCTCATGATATATTACAAAATGTCTTATCCAATAGGTCAGAAAGATGAATGTACAATACAAATTAAAGAAGGTAGCAATGAAATCATTACCCCTGATTCAACTTATAGATTGTCAGATGAAGTATTTTTGTATGTGTACTTACTTAGTAATAGAGCGATTGCTAATATATATAAAATAATAAAAGATGATTAGGAAATACTGTCTTGATATATATCCTGTAGATCTATATATTTCTACTATAGATTGTTTTGAAGAGATGAAGAGAAAGTTCTTGTTCTATCCTACTATTAAAGATTTACTAAATAAAGAGAATAATGGTTCCCCTATTAGTCCGGTCAGTGCAGATGGAGTTACATTTATAGTAAGAGACAAGAGAACCGAAGATAAAGGAGTACTTATACTTATAGAAGCTCCAGATAAATTAGATGGTACAGCTATAGAAGTAGCTGCTCATGAATCTACACACGCCACCGATGTAATATGGGATATAATAGGAGGAATAGGACAAGGATATGATCAAGGTAATGAACCTTATGCTTATTTGCTAGGTTGGATAGCAGGTAAAGTAGGTCAATTTATGATAGATTATTTAAGAAACAAAGAGGATGGAAGGAAAGAAGAATGATTTCTTAGACAAGAAATTAAGATGGGATCTGTTGCCCCTAGAAGAAATTGAAGACATTGTAAAAGTATACACAGCCGGTTCTATCAAGTATGGTGATAATAATTGGCAGAACTTAGATAATGGTTACCAACGCTATAAAGCTGCCATGCTAAGACACTTACTTGAGTATGAGAAGGGTAATACTATTGATGAAGATACTGGTTGTCATCACTTAGCTCAAGTTGCTTGGAATGCAATAGCAATGTTGTGGATAAGTAAGCACACTTTTAGAAAAGCAACTGTTGAAGATTTATCTAAAGCTCTAGATGAGCGTATTGAAGAAAAAATAAATAGTTGTAATGACATACTTGATAAGATACAACTTTCTTCCAAAGAAGAATTAGATAGAAGAGCTGAACTTGATGCTATTAGTGATTTAAAGAAAGAAATATCTCTTTTAATTAGAGAACTATCTAGAGAGCTAGCTAAAAGAACAAATTTCGCTTATTGGTTAAGCGAAGATGAAACTGGAGCCATTATAGAAGATAATAACAGAAATATAGTTAAAGGGATAATTACAGATCGTAATTTATATAGTTCTAATGAAGAAACTATAGCAAAACTGTGTTCCTATAGAGATAGATTAAAAGACTTAGTAGAAGAAACTATTTATGAATATAACAAAGGAAAGTCTAGAACAGGAGATAGCGTATTATCAGACAGTGATAAACAAGTATCAGAATAATCCTGAATACACAAATCCTAACTGTTCAGAGAAACAAGCTAGAGTAATATTAGCAAGATTACAAAAAGAATATTATACTAATTATAGAATAGATTAATTATGAATAAATATGTAAATGGCAATAATAGTAGTTGCATGATAGGTTATAACCCAGATACAAATGAGATAACTGTTTTAGATAGTTTCTATTTCAATTATATATGGATTGTTCCTGAAGATGGAGAACACAGTATCACAAAAAAAGATGGAACTACTGAAAATGTAAAAGTATCTAAAGGTGATTTGATAGCAAAAACATATAAACTTGACGATAAAACTTTTGTTTATGCTGTAATTAGTGATAAAGCTATTAAAGATCATATTGCAAAGATGCAAGATGAAAAACAGAAAATAAGCAGCACTTTCCCTAAGTGTGAATGCGTCTCAAGTGTATCAAGTAACTAATACATAATAATTATGAAACTATTTGATATAATAGGAGGAAAAGTAGTAATACATGAAAATGCTTTAGCTATACCTGCCTTTAAGAAAATATGGGAATCAGATAAAGCTGATAAACAACATGCTACTGCAATACTTAGTTATATAGTATTTAAGAATAAATGGGATAGTCCTTATGTACTGAGTATTCCATATGATCAAATAGAAAGTAAGCTAAAAGAAGAATTCTTAGGAAATACAGATTATGAGCTTACTGAAGATGAACAAAAAGCAGAAGATAGCTTTATTAGATTACAACATACTCGTACTTTAGATATGCTAGATAGTATCAGATTAAAGCTAGATACTTTCAATAAATACTATAAAGATTCTTTATTAGAAGAACTTGATGAAAAGAAAATAGAAAAGTATTATGCAGGATTTGCTAAAGTAAAAGATACATTTGTTACTCTAGATTACTTAGAGAAAGCCGTTAAGTCTGGTGAGCTTGAAACTAGCAAAGTAAAAGGTGACGCTAAGATTAATCTATTTGAACTTCCTAATCAAAATGTTAGAGTATAACATTTGATAAACACTAAAAAATAACAACAACGTTTAATAATACAAAATTGAGATTATGGATAAAAATACAAAAATGCCTACAATTATCGTAGATTTAACTGATGATACCAAAACTGTTGAGGAAGCAATTGCTGAATGTGAAGCAGCTAGATTGCAAGTAAAACCTTGGTATAAAAGAATAGCTAAGCGTATCAAGAGCTGGTTTTAAATTTATAGATATCATTAATTTAACCCTTAAGGGGCCCTTACGTGGAGGGTAAGAATATCCACGTGATATTGCCCTATGGTGTAATGGTTAGCACAGGAGGCTCTTTGAGTAGTTCGATGTTTAATTGAATGTAAAAATAAAAAGACTATGATAAATAAAATATATGAATGTACAGACGAACAGTTTGTAAATCTAATAAAAAATAGTGCAAATATTGCAGAAGTATTATTTAAATTAGGGTATACCGTGAAAGGAAATTCTTGGGGTTACTCACAAGTAAAGCAAAGAATGACAGATTTAAATTTGAGTTCTGCTAACTTCAAAGGAAAAAATGCTTACTATGAAACTAATAAAGAAAGAGAAATATCTCCAGATAAACTATTTAGAATAAATTGTAAGCATACTAGAACGGTACTAAGAAGAAATATAATAAGAAACAATTTATTACCTTATAAATGTGCTATATGCGGAATAAGTAAATGGAATAATAAAACATTAAGCTTAGAATTAGATCACATAAACGGCATGAATAATGATAATAGATTAGAGAATTTAAGATTTCTTTGTCCTAATTGTCATAGTCAGACCACTACATATGGTAGTAGAAATCAACAACGAAACGAATCTACGTATGAGATAACTGATGAATTAAGAGAATTAGTATCTAATACTTATGATAAAGTTAACAGCGTAAAACGAGTATCTAGTATACTTGGTATTAGAAGAAAGGTTGTAACTGCTATTGTAAATGAAACTGGTCAAAAACATTCAAACCAAAAATATGTAATACGCTATGATAAGAATCATAATGAAATAGCTCGTTATGGTAGTTTGGTAGAAGCGGCGAAAACACTTATAGCTAATAATGAAGTTAAAACTAAAAAAGTAAAAACTTGTACTAGAACTATAAGTTATAATAAAGATAATTTTTGGTTAAATAGCTATTGGACTATATTGGATGGTAGCGGGATAAACGATAATCCGTTACTTGAATCTTCTCTAATTGACTCGGAAAACTTAAAAGTTGACGAGGCGCAAGCGAAAGCAGCGTGACAGACTAAACGAGAAGACTGACTTTCGAGTTGGATGCAATAGTCGATTAAATGAACCCTCTTAGTCTGCGTTCGAGTCGTAGTGGGGCTACCAATAACGGTAAGTTTGCAGTAGCTGTGGGTAGTATCCGAACTTCTGAAATATGATAAGAATGACCCTCTACTTACCGTTAAAAAATACTAGTCCTTTGAAACTATAATAGCAGAAGGAAACTTGTTGGATAGGTAGTTATCGTGAACAGGTAGTCTGGGGTAATGTTAGCCCAGGTGGGGAGTACTAAATATAAGGCGTATAAAACCATAGCTCAAGAAACTAGGTTACAGCTACAGAAATTTCCCCAGTAAATTTTTCGTAATTAAAAGAATTTAAGTTATAAATTATTATCTGAATAGAAGGGGTTCGTTGTGAAACGCGCCCCTTTTAAATATATAATATGGTAGACTTTAATAAGAAGATAGTAAATAGTAATAAGTTCAGATAGCCTGCTCTTACATATATTAGAACAGGTCAATACTGTCCACACCCTAAAGGTACGGCAGAATATATGCGTTTCTGGACAGAGGAGAAGGAACGTTGTATTAATGGTTATACAGCTGATGATGGTGATTTCATTAGTGGGTATAACTATTTTTATTTAAATTATTGCCCTATTAATCGTACTGTAAATAGCATAGTAAATGGAGAAGTAGTATCGGAATAGTTGGTTACATTTCCTGATTTCTGGGACTATGATTATTACTATTTTAATGCCGTAAATGAAGCCCATAAACAAGGCAAACATTTATGTGTACTTAAGTCTAGACGTAAAGGTTACTCCTATAAAGGAGCAGCTATGTTATGTCGTAATTACTATCTTATACCTAACTCTAAATCATATGTATATGCTTCAAATAAGCAATATTTAACAGATGATGGTATCCTTACTAAAGCTTGGGACTACTTAGACTTTATAGATGAACATACTGCATGGGGTAAGAAAAGAGCTGTAAATACTTAGTTACGTAAACGTGCTGCAGTAAGTATGAAGGATGAATACGGTAATCAAATAGAAGTAGGTTATAAATCTGAAATTATTGGGGTTACTTTGAAAGACAATCCTGATGTAGTACGTGGTAAAAAAGCTAACCTTATTCTATTTGAAGAAGCTGGTTCATTTAAAGAATTAGGTGCAGCATGGCAAATTGCTAGACCCTCTGTAGAGAATGACGGTAGAGCATTTGCTACTATGATAGCATTTGGTACTGGTGGGGATGAAGATTCTAACTTCTTTACTCTTAAAGACATGTTTTATAAGCCTAAAGGTTATAACTGTTTAGAGCTTGATAACATATGGGATGAGAATGTAGGAGATACTAAATGTGGTTTCTTCATACCTCAGTATACAAACATGGACATACGAGATGAATAGGGAAATCGTATGTATATGGATAATGATGGTAATACTATAAGACATAAAGCTTTAGAATATGTATTACAATAGCGTAAAGACGTAATAGAGAATGCCACTAGTTCTGTAGCAGTAGACCGTTATGTAGCAGAACGTTGTATTACTCCAGCTGAAGCATGTCTAGAATTCAATGGTAATATATTCCCGAAGAAAGAGTTACAAGAACAACTAGCTAAAATACGTACAAATAAGAAATTATCAAATCATAAATAGATAGGTGATTTAGTATGGGAATCAGATGGTAGTCTTAAATGGGTAATAAAAAAACAAGGTGATATTACTCATTATCCTCTATCCAAAGAGGATGATCCTACTGGTTCTATAGTTATATGGGAACATCCTGTAAAGGATGCTCCTATTGGTTTATATATACTTGGGGTAGACCCTTATGATCATGATCAATCTGGTACTAATTCATTAGGTTCTACTTTTGTATATAAGAGATTTTAGAATTTTGAAAACTACTATGATATAATAGTAGCTGAGTATACAGGAAGGCCTGCTACAGCAGAGGAATATTATGAAAATTTACGTAAACTCGCAGTTTATTACAATGGCAGAATCATGTATGAAAATGAGCGTAAAGGTTTGTTTCCATACTTTACTGCTAAGCATTGTGACTATCTTTTGGCTGATTAGCCAGACATTATATCTGATATCATCAGCAATTCTAAAGTGCAACGAAAGAAAGGTTGCCACATGAATAAACAAATTAAACAATGGGGTGAAGGACTCATCAAAGATTGGTTAAATGATGAGAAATCTCCAGGGCATAAAAACCTACATGATATATTATCAGAACCGCTATTAGAAGAGCTTATAGGTTATAATGATATAGGTAACTTTGACCGTGTGATGGCGTTGATGCAGGTAATGATTTATCGTGAACAACTATATAATGTAGTTGTAAAAGAGAAGAAGAAAACTAACAGAGAGAGATTATTATTCGACGGCCCTCTCTTTACTTATAGTAGCTGGAGTTATGACGATAACTTCAGTCAAGTCGATGACGATGTATATACATTTAATTAACAGAATATGATAAGTAGAAATATTGGTTCATTTCCTGTGCAAAAACTTCCTATGTCTAAAAAGACTAAAGATTGGAAAGAGGCCTGCGTTGACTATATAATAGGTAAGTCAGGCTTTAATAGTGGAGGTGGTAGAAATGGGCGTACTAGATATGAGGAGATGTAGACTTACTATGATCTATACAATAGTATCTATAATGAGAAAGATCTTTTGTACGTTACAAATCCTTTTAAATAGAAAGATGGATTCCCTGCTACAGCATAGGATTATAACATAATTAAACCTAAAATAGACTTACTATTAGGCGAAGAAACGAAAAGACCATTTAATTTTAGAGTAGTACGTACTAGTGATATAGCTACTAGTGAAGTACAAGATACTGCTAAACAAATGCTGGAAGATTATGTAATGGCTACTATTATGAGTCAATTAGGTCCTGAAGAGACTTAGAGATATCAACAAGCATTATAGAATGGTGAAATATTACCTCCAGAAAAGATATAGAAATATCTAAGTAAGGATTATAAGGACATAGCAGAAGTAACAGCATACCATAGTCTCAACTATCTTAAGAATAAACTTAATGTAGTTCATGAGTTTTATAAAGGTTGGAAGGATGCGTTGATAGCTGGAGAAGAAATATACTATGTTGGTATTATAAATGGTAATCCTTATTTAGAACGAGTTAATCCTCTTTATTTTAGTTATGACTAGAGTGCAGACTTAGAATTCATTCATGACTCTGATTGGTGCTGCCGTAAGATGATTATGTCAGCTACAGAAATTTATGATAGATTCTATGATAAGATGACAGAAAAGCAATTAAATGAATTGCTTGAAATGGTAGATGATGTAAGCAGGGGAGGTATTAATCCTGAAGTACGTAAGACATCTATGGATTACCCTCACTTAAAGACAAGAACTATTAATGGGTTAACTTCAAATCCATTTGAAGGATCTGATAACATTAATGTTTGGCATTGCTGTTGGAAGTCATTTAAGAAAATAGGTTTCGTTACTTATCAAGATCCTAATACTGGAGAAATTGATGAGTTACAAGTAGACGAGTCCTACAAGGTTACTGGTATGGAGTTGAACGTTGAATGGACTTGGATTATAGAGGTATGGGAAGGTTATAGAGTTGGAGAAGATTTATATATAGGTATATAGCCACTAGAATACCAACACATATCTGCTGATAATCTTAACTCTCAAAAATTACCTTATACAGGAGTTGTATACAATAATACTAATAGTGCTCCTAGATCTTTGGTAAGTATGATGAAACCGTTGCAGTATATGTATATTGTACTGTGGTACAGACTAGAACTTGCTATGGCTAGAGATAAAGGTAAAGTGCCTGTTATTGATGTTACTCAGATACCTAAATCTATGGGTATAGATGTGAATAAATGGATGCATTACTTAGGTGCTCTTGGCGTAGCATTTATTAACCCATACGAAGAAGGATGGGATATACCTGGTAGAGAAGGCGGTAAGCCATCTCAGTTCAATCAATTTACTTCATTAGATCTTACTATGGCTAATACTATTGATTAGTACATTAATCTTATGGATAAGATTGAAGCTATGGTATCAGAAATATCAGGAGTAAGTAAATAGCGTGAAGGTTCTGTTGCATCTAATGAATTAGTAGGTAATGTAGAGAGATCTATAGTATAGTCAGCTCATATTACTGAACCTTGGTTCTGGGTTCATAATCAAGTAAAGAAAGAAGCTCTTACTATGTTATTAGATACTTCCAAAGTAGCGTGGAAAGATAATAAAAGATGCTTACATTATATCCTTGATGATGCTACTAGAGCATTTATAACTCTTTCTGATGAGTTCTTCTATGAAGACATGGATATATTCATTGATGATACTACTAAGAATCAACAACAAGTAGAAGCTCTTAAACAACTTATGCAACCTGCTATGCAGAACGGTGCTAGTTTACTTGATATAGCTGAAATCATTACTATGGATAATATTAGTATGATTAAGTCTAGATTAGAAGAGATTGAACAGAAACGTATGGAGCAGCAACAAGCTATGGAACAAGCTCAAGCAGAACGTGAACAGCAAGCTATTCAAATGCAAAATGAGATTAAGGAAGAGGAGCTCATGATTAAAGAAGCAGAAATGGATCTTGAGAAGTATAAGATAGATCAAGATAATGCTACTAAAATTACTGTAGCTCAACTTAATGCTTATAGAGGATTAGAGAATCAGGATTAGAATCAGAATAACATACCTGATACTATGGAAATAGCTCAACAAGCTTTAGCTGAACGTAAGCAAGCATCTGATGAAGCTTCTAAACAATTTGAATTCAATGCTAAGATTAGAGAGCAGAAGATGAAGAAAGAGATAGAGGATAAGAAGAATTAGCTTGAAAGGGAAAGAATGGATCACGAAATGAAGTTACAAGCAGCCAAAGACAAGGCAGCAATGGAGAGAGAAAGATTAAAAGCTAAGACAGCACTTAAGAATAAGACAAACGCAGAAGCTAAAAAGAGTAAATAATTATGAATTGGTTTAAAGAAACATGGTGGATAATTAAATAGCTATTCACTAAAGTAAAAGCAGATAAAGTAGAATATAAACATATGGATCACTATCCATTTAGCGGTTATTCTGCAATGAGCTGGTGTGGTTACTTGTTAAGTAGAAAACCTGAATCTCAGATTAAACCTACTACTTGGAATCATGAAAATATTCATCTTTATGAAGCTAAAGATAAGAAGAGATGGATAAGTTATTATTGGTCTTATGCATGGTCATGGATTAAAGGTAATCCAATTATCTACCCTGCATCTAGTGCTTACTATACTATTCCTTATGAGATGGAAGCTTATGCTAATGATGATAACTTTGACTATCTAAAAACACGTAAGCCTGAAGATCTTGATAAGTACAAAATTAAGGACAGAAAGAAGACTTATAAGGCTAATAAGAAAAATTGGAAACAATATCTTAAAACAATTAAATAATAGGAGGAATTAATTATGGCTTGCAAGGGCGGAAAGAAATCCAAAGGTGGAAAAGGTGGAAAGAAATAATTGAAAAATTATGGATAGTGAAGAAACATTGAAATATCTTTAGTAGAAATACCCTGAAGATCTGAATGAAAATTATAGATGTTATTGGTGGTGCACTAGTAATATAGACGGTAGTGCTTTAACTTATTATTTAGTACTACACGATAAGTTTTGTGAAACAGATAAAGAACCAATGATATGTCTTAGAGCACATTCATCAGATCCTGAAAGTCTAGTTAATCTATTAAAGATGTACTTAGAAACATGTAAGTACTAATATGGATAGACAAGCATTTAAATAGAGAATACAGAACCTAAAGTCTTACCGGGAGAATAATCCCGGTAAAGGCTATTGGGATTGGAAAGCAGAAGCATTTGCTGAAGGTGGTCAGACGGGTGATCCTGAGAAGGAAAGATTCTATCAAGCTACAGGTAGAAGTAGTAGTGGTAGACCTCTAGAAGAAGGTTTAAAACCTGTGTTCAGTCTTGAAGATGCTGCTAATATGACTCCTATTGGTGATGCTATATCGGCTAAAGACGCTTATGATGCAGTAAAGAATAGAGATTGGTTAGGTGCTGGATTAGCTGCTCTTACTGTAATACCATTCGTTCCTAATGCGATAAAAAGAGCTACACCTACAGTACGTAGAACTGGAACAGATTAGATAGATAGAATACTTAGAGCGCAAAATAAAGAAGCAAGAATGGCTACCCGTTTAAATAACGAGACATATAATATAGCGGAGAGATTAATGGATGATCCTTCTTATATGAGAAGAGCGCAGCAAGTAAAGAATAAATATGGAGATGACTATATTTCTGTATATGCAGATATAATCAATACATATGACGAATCACCAGAATTATTACCAAAAGCTAAAGGAAGTCTGTCTTTAGGAGAAGCTAGAGGTAAAATGCAAACGCAAGGATCTGCTACTACTAGACATAAGGAAGGAGGAGATTTTCCTAAAATTGGTGAATATGATTATATGTTTAATATAGATAGAGGAGTTCCTTATGGTGGCACTACACACGAAATTAATCACTTTAGTGACTTTTTAAAAAATCAATCTCCAGATGCAGTAGGCTCTAGTAATATGTACAAGTGGATGAGATCAGCTATTAAACCATATTCTGATTCTGTTAGTAAGTATTTTTCTAGTCCTACAGAATAGAAAGCATATATGAATCAATTAAGAGAATTTATGTACGCTAATAAAATGATAGATACTAGAGATTAGGTTGTTACTCCTTCTTTAATAAAGACAGCATTAGATAAATTACCAAAAGGTATGGATTCTGTTAAGAAGGCTAGTGATCAATTTAAATCTTTAAAGTCGTATACTAAATGGTTTAATACAGTTCCTCTTCTTGGAGTTGGAGCTATAGGAGCAAATAAATATTTTACAAACAATGAGAGCAGAAATTAATAATAAATTACATACTTATGTAACGGGAGTCAATACTTTAGATAAGTATATAGATGAACATTCGTATTATTATTTACCAGATGTTATAATGCCTCCATCATAGGATTCTTATAATATAGAAGATATTTTATCGGAAGACTAGATAAACTCTATTAAATTGTTTGAAGATAAAAAATATTTTACACAAGAAGAAGCTCATGAAGTGATTGAATTTTTAATAAAAAGATGTTACGAGTTAGGAGCTACTAAAAACTATTAAAAAATAAATCTAATTATATATAATTATGGAAGCAAAGAACACATTGAATGGTTTTGAGGCTATATTAGATACCTTAAACCCTCATGTAGGTACTAAGACTAAAACAGAAGATAACGATACTGACGTAATTGATGCAGCAGCAGAAGAACTAACTGATGAAGAGTTAGAGGCATTACGTAATCCTAAACCTAAGAAAACTAACAAAGTAGAAGATGATGAGCTCGAAGATGAAGATAATGAAGAGGAAGATGAAGATGTTACATCTAAACCTAAAAAAACTACTAAAACTCAAAAGAAATCCAAATCTGAAAATACAGAAACTAATGAAGATGAGGATGAGGGTGGGGAACAAGAATCTAATAGTGATAATACCGATGGTGGAAATGATACAAGCGATGAAGAAATAATCGTAGGATTCTTTGATTCATTAGCTTCACAATTAGGATGGGATGACGTAGAAGATGATGAAAAGCCTAGAACTGCTGAAGATCTAATTGATTACTTTAAGGAAGTAATAGAAGAAAATTCTACCCCTCAGTATGCTAGTGAGGAAGTAGAAAAGCTTGATAAATTTGTTCATAATGGAGGTAAGCTTAAAGATTATTTTAGTATTGATGCTGATCTTGATATTGACAATATCGAGATAGAAGATGATGAAGTAAATCAAAAACTAGTTATTAAAGAATTTCTAAAAGAGAAAGGCTTTACTTCAAAACAAATTGAAAAGAAACTTAACAAATATGAAGAAGCTGGCTTACTGGAGGATGAGGCTACAGATGCTTTAGAGGCTCTTAGAGACATTAAAGTTGCACGTAAAGAAGAGCTATTAGCCAACCAGGAAAAATAGGCTAGAGAGGCTGAAAAGCAACAACGTGACTTCTTTAATAACGTTGTCACAGAAATAAAAGGCATGGATAGTATCTATGGAATTGATATTCCTGAGAAGGATAAGAAAGCCCTGTTGGAATACATATTCAAACCGGATGCAGATGGCATTACTAGATACTAGAAAGATTATGCTAAAAGCCTTAAGAATTTAATCACTTCTGCTTACTTTACAATGAAAGGTGATACCTTAATTGATATAGCTAAGAAGAAAGGTAAAAAAGATGCTATTGATAATTTCAAGAATACACTTTCTAGAAATAGTGGAGTATCTAAGAAATCTAAAAGGCAAGTGATAAATAACGATAGCAACTCATCTATCTGGGATGCTTTCGCACGACAACTACGTGTCGCATAATAAAATTAAATAATTAAAAAATTAAATTACTAGTATTTTTATGGATAACAATATTCTTAATAACCTTCAATTATACAAAGGAAAGTGGTTCTCCGACTTGATTGATACTGCTAAGATTTCAGTAGCTTCTCAGCAGAATCCGTATCAGGTGTCTACTATCTTGTCTTACGTATTTGGTACAAAAGATAGTGGTTATAGCACTTCTTTGGATATGTTGACAGGTGGTCTTGGCAATGTAATGACAATTGATCAGCCTTCTTTTGAATGGTCTGTAATGGTTGATAATGACAGAGCCGTAACAATTAGAGACGCTAAATGGAATGGCGCAGCTATTACTCCTACTTCTACTGCAGGTTTGGGTAACACTCCTATTATGTTGTGGTTAGAAGATAATTGGTTTGGTCCTGGTGCTATTCTCGAATTTGATAACAGAGAGTTCCAAGTACGTGTATCAGGCGCTCCTTATCAAGATGGTAATCTGTGGGTATATACTTGCTTTGTAGCAGATGGTCAGCCTACTTCTTATATTCCTTCTGAATATCTTGAAGCTGGAAGACAAGTATCTCGTCTTGCTTCTGCATATGAAGAATACAGTGAAGAGGGTGATATCTTGAACTACAACACTCACTTCAAGATGCGTAACTATCTTACTACTATTCGTATTAACTATGATATTACTGGTTCAGCTTATTCTACAGTAATGGCAATCGCTTTGAAAGATCCTGCTACTGGCAAGACTTCTTATCTGTGGGCTGATTATTAGGAATGGAAAGCTTTACGTGAATGGTACAAGAGATGTGAACGTATGCTCGTTTATATGAAGACTAATGTTAACAAGGATGGTTCTTGTAATCTGAAGGGTGCTAACGGTCGTCCGGTATTTATCGGTGCTGGTCTGTTGGAACAGATTGCTCCGTCTAATAGACGTTACTACACTCACTTGACTGGTGAGATGTTGGAAGACTTCTTGTTTGACTTGTCTTATAACTGTCTGGGTACTAATGAACGTAAGTTTGTTGCCTTGACTGGTGAAATGGGTATGCGTGAATTTGACCGTATCTTGAAAGAAAAGGTAGCTACTATGAACTTAATGGATACAGTATTTGTAACTGGTTCTGGTGATAACTTGACTTTCGGTGGTCAGTTCAAGACTTATAAGATGACTAATGGTATCGAGTTGACTTTGAAATATTTCCCGTTGTATGACGATCCTACTTACAATCGTGAGTTGCATCCTGTAACCTTGAAACCGAAGGAATCATATCGTATGACTTTCTTGGATCTTGGTCGTCGTGATGGTGAAGCTAACATCGTTAAGGTAGTTCGTAAGGATCGTGAATTCGTTACTTGGTATACTGGTGGTGCTGTTGCTCCGTCTGGTTATGCTAAGTCTAAGGATACCTTGAGATCTAATGGTAAGGATGGTTATACCGTATTCTTCCTTGGGGAAATGGGAATAATGTTGAGAGATCCCCGCGCATGCGGAGAATTAATTCTCGAGTGATGCAAAAAACCGACAGTCTGTGGTAACTTTTATTAATTCTATACGTTATATATGTATGAACTAAAAGTTATAACTTATGAAAGATACATATAGAATTTATAAAATTACTAACAGACTGAATAATAAGATATATATAGGCCAAACTAAGAGAGAAATCTTTAAACGTTTCTCTGATCATATGAGCCATGCTATTAAATCAAAAAGACCTAATGATTTAAACTGCGCTCTCTATATAGCAGTAAGGAATGATAAACCAGAAAATTTCAATATAGAATTACTTGAAGAATTTACTGGAACAAGATACCAAGCTGATAAAAAAGAAATAGAATGGATTGCTAAACTTGATAGTACTAATCCAGAAATAGGATATAATACAGATAAAGGCGGCCACGTAATTTCTGAAAAATGTAGAGAAGCTAGAAGACAGCAATTATTAGGATCAAAATTAACAGGTTCTCAATTAGAAATAGTGAGAGAAAATGGCATGAAAATAGCAAAAGCCGTGTGCCAATATGACCCTAAAACAGGTAAATTACTAATGGAATATCCTAGTATTATTGGAGCATCTAGGGCTACGGGGTGTGATAGAAGAACGATTCAAAGACAACTAAGCGGAGAATCCAATACTGGTTCTGCTCACTCTTTGGGTAACTTAAGATATATCTGGAGATATAAAGAATAATAATAAAGGCCAGTTTCGGCTGGCCTTTTTACTAACTTGATAGAATCTAATATATAATATTATGGAAGTAATCGTTAGAATAATGAAAGTAAATCCTTGGACAGGACTTACTAAATGGCCTACTACTTTTGATTATGTAGGTCCGTACTGGACTAGATCTGGTAATATCTACACTGGCTTGAGCTCAGAAGATGCTCGTAGATTGGAAAAAGCCTTAAATAAAGAAGAAGGTGAATTAGCTCCTAATAGTGACTTTTGGACTACCTTTGCAGTTAAGATCGGTAAGAGAGATTTGATTCTTGATACTGAGAAACCTTTAGATGAATTGCAATACCTGTTTCTTAAAGGTCATAAAAGAGTAGCAGATGGCTTGTCTAATATGAATCCTTCTAAAGATTATGTACTGATTAATAAAGATGCAGAAGCTGAACAGGCTAATCGTGTTAACAAAGTTAAACGCGAAGCTTATCGTGAGCTCGATAAAATGTCTATTGAAGATATGCGTAAGTGCTTACGTCTGTATGGTATGAAATCAGATACAATGTCAAATGAATTAGTTGAAGCTAAACTTACAGAACAAGTTGAGACTTCTCCTGAGAAGTTTATGCTGAAATGGGTAGAAAACCCAAATAAAGAAATTAACTTTGTTATTGAAGAGGCTATTGCTAAAAACATTATTAGAAAGAATCGTACTCAATATTTCTTTGGTACAGATTTGATTGGTAATGGTATTGATGATGTTATTGCTTATTTGCAAGATAAAAAGAATCAAGATATTAAATTAGCGATACTCAATGAAATTAAATCTAAGTAATGACTAATAAAGATTCTCATATAATTTTCAAGGTAGTTCTGGATAAGAATGCAGAAGGTATTGCTTATGGTGGATGCCCCGCATTTTTAGACGAGGAAGTAGACTTATTTCTTAATCAAGCATAGTTAGAAATCTTAAGTAATAAGATTACTGGTAACAATGCTTTAAGAGTAGGTTTAGAAGGTTCTGTATCTAACTTATCTGAGATAGAGAAGTTAATAGCTACAGATGTTAATCTTCATGCTGTACATACAGACTACAATGAGTATGCATTAGAAGATGTTCATGATGAAGATAATAGAATGACTATACTTAGTGTATTACTTAAGTATGGACAATTCTAGACTAACTGTGTACTTACTAGTCATGAGTTAGTAAAGCCTTTTAAGTAGACTTATAATAATATACCTTGGGTAGAGAATCCAGTAGCTACTTTAGAAAACGATAAACTCTTAGTATATGTAGATCCTGTTTTAATGCAGGATCCTATGTATGCTCCAAGAGTAGAAGATAATACAGAGTTCTATAGAGTAGATCTCACTTATGTTAAGAAACCAACTAAGTTTGATTATACTAAACCTGAACAAGAATTAGACTTCCCTGAAGATGTTATGTATGAGATTATTAATAGAGCAGTAGTAATTGCTTTAGAGAATATAGAATCTCAAAGACAATCTTCTAAGTTTTAGTTAAACCAAGTATCTGAATAATTATGTGTGAGAGAGATTTTCAAATAAATGTAGAGAGGCAGCTGAACAATATCATACCTAATTACAATGAAACTATCAAGTTTCCTTCAGATACTTTGTTTCATTTTATAAATAAAGCTAAAGACGAATATGTTAAACAGAACTTTAGAGTGTTCTAGAGAAACCAAGAGATTACTGATAACATACGTACTTTAGTAAATACTAAGAGCTATACTACTTATAGCTTTAGTAAATTAGGTAATAAATGGGAAGCTGATTATCCTGAAGATTATATGTTTGCACTTGGTGAAAATGTATATATAAGTATAAAGGATAATAAATGCAATAACTTAATTACTCGTGAATCTGATGTAATAGAGGCTACAATAGAGACAGTAAGCTCTAGACTAAGTAATAGTCTATCAGATCACAGATTGCGTTATAATCAAGCAAAACCTATTAGAGTATATACTGACAATAAAATTGTATTATATACTGATGGTAAATATGACATAAGTTCTTATGAACTTACCTACTTAAGAAAAGCAAAAGATCTGGGTAATGTAAGTGATCTTACTAAAGAATATACAGATCTTCCAGAAAATACACATTAGGATATAGTTGATCTAGCAGTTCAAATGATAGTGCAAACTATACCTAATACAAGTTCTAAGAAATCTTAGGACGAATAATTAAGGCGCTTACCAACGTGGAAATCTGAAATAATGAAAGTAGAAAGTAAGCGAATAGACTAAGCGCTAATGTCTAATTTAAAAACAAACATTTAATATGATAACTTCAGTACACTCAGTTCTGATTGGAAAACAAGCTCCAGCTTCTTACACTACAGTAGATGCTTTGGCTGTTGGTGATGTTGCTTTGTTCGATGAGAATAAGGCTCTTATTAAGACTGCTGCTGATGCAGTAAATGCTAACTCTCTGTATGTAGGTGTAGCAGGTGAAAAGATGAATGTTACTATGCCTGATGGTACAGTAGCACAGAAAGCTAATATTGATTTCTCTACTGAAATTCAGAAAGCTTCTAAACCGTCTGCAGTAATTGGCGAATACGTAGCTCCTGTTGAAGAAAAGATTGTAATCACTTTAACTAACGCTACTATTATTGCTGGTAATCGTTACGTTTTGCGTATTGTTTATAAGGATTTTGAAGTAAACAACTTCCAGTTTACTCATACCTATGAAGTATATGCTGACACTACAGATGCTGGAGATTTGGTTGCTGCTTTCTTGAAGAAGATCAATGCTCATAAGAATCGTAGAGTACAGGCTTCTGCTTCTGCTGCAGTTCTGACTTTGACTGCTATGCCGAAAGATGATAATGAAGGCGTTTATTCTTTAAATGAATACAGCGTTGTATCTATGGAAGCATCTCTGTATGAGACTATTCCTGGTGCATTGCTTGCTAATCAGCCTAAGGCAGTTGTAGGTGCTACGATTGTTAAGACTGCTGGTAATCCGGGCAAGGGTTATTGGAAGCAAGTACGTGATGCAGAAGTACGTAACATGGGTTATAAAGGTCACGTATTTACTGGTGCATATCCTATTGTTGAACAGGCTCGTAAAGTAGTAGAAGATGCAGAATATGATTATGCTATCATCGAAAACGATAACCTGTACTTGAGCAATGATAATCAGTACATCAAGACTACTCCGTTGACTACGGAAGTTTATTGTCCTAGTTTAGTTGATTCTATTGTAGATAAAGGTATTCAGTCATTTATTGCTGGTAAGACAATTGCCTAATCCACGTTAGAGAGATTGAATTTGGGATAAGATTCCTTTTACAAACTACAGAAGTGGAGTTGTGGAATATTCCACTCTCCACTTTTTTTATTGTTGATATATGGACAAATTAACAAATATACAAATAGATGGTGATAAACTGACCTTCAAGATAGAGACTGAAGTAGACCTTAGTAGCTATAGTAAGGAAGTTTATATAGATGAAGTATGGAATTTAAAGAACATACTTGAAGACAGTCCTATACATAACATTAGCTTTTCTGAGAATATTACAGTAGATTCCGATAATAATGTCACTGTAACTAATGACGATATTCTAGAATTAGATTGGAATATGAAGTATGTTACTTTGAGATGTTTTACGGAATAGGAAGAAATACATTTTCATGGCATATACTACAATCCTTCAATTGTATATATGGCAGAGATTAGGAAATTACATACTCACTGCTCAACTTGTTTAGATGATCAGACTATGCAGAACATAATGTTAGTAGTCTTTAAGAGATAGTTGCTTGAGTATGCTTTGGCATCCGATTACTATCGTGATGCTTTACAATTATATGTAGATATCTGTAGATTACTTGAGATATCTATTAAACCAAAATGTGCAGCTAATACTTGCTGTAACAATGCTATTCTTACTCAGAAAGGTGATTGTTTCAATACAGAAAACGATAAGTGTCTTCATTTAGAGAAAGAGCGTAACTCTGCTACTTTATTTAGTGGTATTTGTTACTCTTGTTCTAACAATACTTGCAGTACAGGAAATTGCAGTAATGGTTATTGTAAATTATAAAATAAATAAATATGATACAAAAATGTGATGGTGTAAAGATATTGGACTTAGAAGAGAAGCTTGAAGCTACAGGTAGTGAATACATTGTTACTGCAGAAAAAGACAATAACTATAAATTACCGCTTGAATCTGTAGCTGATATAGTTATAGGTAGTTCTAAGTTTAAAGCTGCAATTAAGGATGTATATGAATCAAGTACACCTACTGCATCTGTATCTTTAGATAAAGATAAGTTCTTATTCTCATTTGGTATACCAGCAGGTAGAACAGGAGATGCAGGTAAGGACGGTAAAGATGGTAAAGACGGTAAGGACGGTAAGGACGGTATTGATGGTGTACCAGGTATAGACGGAGATACTACTAGAGTAGTAATAGCGTATAAGTCTACTAAAACTATACAAAGACCTGATACTCCTGTAGGTGGTAGTTGGGATTATGATACTAACACTATAACATATCCTGAAGGATGGTCTGGTAGTGATAGTAACCCTAATGGCTATGTATGGATGTCTACTGCTACATTCTCTAGTAAAGGTACAATAGTAGTTCCCTGGAGTACACCAGTGAGACTTACTGGAGCAGATGGTCATGATGGAGCTGATGGTAGTAATATTGAATTCGTGTATAAGCTTACTGTAACTAGTTTAGTTACACCTACTAAACCTACAGGTAACAGCCAGACTGAAGCTATTAGACAAGGGTGGACTGATCATCCAACAGGTATCAGTGAATAGTATCAATGTGAATGGGTTTGTTCACATAACTTGCAAACTGATGGTAGTTGGAGTGAGTGGAGTGATCCTACTATTTGGTCTAAATGGGGAGTAAACGGTAAAGACGGTGATGGAGTAGAGTATATATATCAGCGTACTAAATTACCTGCTTCTCCTAAAGAGATTACAGATAATAATCCAGATCAGGATGAATATATACCTCAATCAGCTCCTGGTGAACAACCTTGGACAGATGATCCTAAGGGAGTAACACAAGAATTCCAATACGAATGGGTTAGTCAAAGAAAGTATAAAGGTAACACACATAAATGGGGTAACTTTAGTTCTCCAGCATTATGGGCTAAATTCGGAGATAATGGTCAAGATGGTAATCATCTTAGAGTAATGTATACTAAGACATCTGGTAGTGATGTTAAACCTAGAGATCCAGATAGATTGAATATTAATCCTGGTAGTATCTGGGGTGTAGGTATGCCTACTGCTACTGGTAAAGAAGCTATATGGGGTATTCAAGCTCTTGTTACTTTTGACAACTAGTTAGTAATAGATGAAAATTTACCTGAGGATGAAAGAGGTTGGCAAGGTCCTTATTTAATTACAGGTGTACCTGGTCTTGATGGTAATAACTTCAATTATCAAGTAGAAGCATTTAAATAGAGCTAGACTCAACCTGAGAAGCCTACTAGCAATGACCCATATAATCCTGGTGATGGTTGGGTACTTACTCCTGATATGTCTACTGGTATATGGTGGAAATCTGTAGCATTAGTTCAAGGTGAAACAGGTTCTGTAATAGAATGGGGAGCTGTAGTAAAAGTAACTGGTCAAGGGGTTGTTATTAAAGGTACTTTGGACTCTACAGATGATCTTCCAACTAGTGGCAATGAGATAGGAGACGGTTGGGTTATTGATGGTTTCTTGTGGGTATGGAATGGTAGTGATTGGGTAAATGTAGGTAAGGTTCAAGGCACGGATGGTAACTACTATGAATACAGATTTGCTAGAAACAATAGTTGGGAAATTGCTCCTTAGTTAAATGCAGCTGAACGTTATCCTACAGGTTGGAGTTCTACTGCACCAGCGTTAAGTAGTGGTAAAGTATTATGGGCTACATTTGCTCTTATTAATGGTGGAGATAACACATTAATGGAACAATGGTGTGATCCATACTATATGACTGGTATGACTGGTGATAATGGTGGTTCTGGTATTCCTGGAGTAGGTTACGAAGTCAGATACTGTAAAGGTACTGAAACTACTTATACTGGTGAGGCTTGGAATGACACTATGAAATGGAAAAGAAATCCTACAGGTTGGTCTATGGATGTTCCTGAACTTACTAATGAAGATGAGTATAATTATATATGGTTTATTCAGTGTAGAGTTATTAATGATAATATGGAAACTGCATGGTCTAAACCTAATCCTATGGGTGGTATAATTACTCCAGATCCAGTAGGTTCACAACCTATAGCATATCCTATGGGTATATATAGTACTAGTACTCCTTATATTAACGATGGAGAGAAAGCTCCTTACGTATATGATACTAGTGATGGTAACTATTACTTCTTGAAATCAGTAATGACGTGGATTGGCACTCAGTAGAATAATGAATCTCCAGCTACAGATACGTCTGGTGCATGGACTGTATTAGAGAATTATGAAGCCATCTATACTGACTTACTTATTGCACCTAACTCATTAGTAGGAGGAGCTGTATTCAATAACAACTTAATGTTCTCACAAAGAGGTAAGAACTCTAGTGGTGGTGATAGTTCTAGATATGAACTAATTGATGCTAGTAGTTCTGCAAATGCTATGAATCCTTCTAACGAGTTTAGACCTAACTTCTTATTAGATTTTGAAAGTGGTGAAGCTTACTTTGGAGCAGGAGGCATACACTTAGCTGCTGATTCTGAGAATAGTTAGTTGTAGTTAACTACAACTGATACTAAGCTTACGCTAGACGGTAGCGGATTGAGTATGATTAATAATACTAGCGGGCTGTCTACTGTAGGTACATATATAAAGAAAAATAATATATCCTAGCTTACAGGTGATTATTAGTTTAAACTAGATTCAACTGGTATACATCTAGGTTAGGCTCAGTCTCCGTTTACTGAATGGTTCAGCGTAGATACTAGTGGTAACTTGAAATTAAATGATAGTATAACTATAGGAAATACAAGCGATGAGCATGCTATTATTAATAGTGGCAGCTTCTCATTAAAGAATAGCACTCTTGATAATATAGTTATTACTTATGATAATACTACTTCTTCAATAGTATTAAAGAATCCTACTGGCGTAGATTCATCTAGAGTAGAAATAAAAGCTTTAGATGACAGTGCCGCTGATGCTATTTCTGTAACAGCTTATGATTCTTAGGGTAATAAGGCATATATATCTCCGTTAGGAGTGACTGTATCAGATGGTGTAAATACTCACATAGACATTATGAAAAGTATGATTACAGTAACTAATTCTAGTGGTACTTATATAGGATGGACTGGTACTAAAAATGGTTTGCGTTTTGTAGGAGGTATTTGTGTTGGTGAAGCTTAATTAAACTACTATGGATAAAGCAAAAGAATATATAAACAGTAAAACAAACTCTATACTTAAAACTAATATACTTAGGAATAATAGAGATGTTGTAGCAACCATAGTATACAATGAGTTAACAGATTTATTGGAGTTTAGTAACACATCTAGTGTTACTACTCCTATAGATTCTGAAATACTAAAGAGATACTTACATTAGGTTAAACCACAATTATATAGTGGTATACCTATGAAACTCAAACCGTATTGTATTAAGTGTGGTTGTGGTAATGGATACTTTAGAGGATTATATGATCCTTATGTATTAGCATTGTTAACAGAGGATGCAGATCCTTGGTTATGGGAAGATAACGGTGTAGTACTGTTAGAATAGTAGAAAGAAAATAATTTAATTGACAATGATAGCAAGAATTAAAGGTTTAAAGATTAGTCAAGCTTCAGAACGTACTGCTGTCACAGGATAGGAAATGATTCCATTCCAAGATGGTGAAAGAAATGGTAAGATCCGAATGATAGAGTTTAAAGATATGACTATGTATATCTTTGATCCTACTATCATTGATGGTAAAGTAAGTCAAGAAGATTATGACGCATTAAAGCAAGCTATAGAAGAAGGTAAGCTTATCTATACTATTAACTCTAAGAGAAATGGTTTAGACTTAGCGACTGAAGTAGCTATAGTTGGTGGTACTATATACATTGAATCTCCTGACTTTATTAAAGAAGAAGGTACAGATAATATATCTCAAGTAGTATTTGATACTATTACTGTAGATGGTTCATTAAACTATAGTAAAGAACAATATACTACTACAGTAATTAAGACTACTGGAGATGGTACTAAAGTACTTACAGACAATGGACAGTACGTATATATAGGTAATTTAGCATTAACTAATATTAAGTTTAAAGATGGTACTAATACATCTACTTATGACTTAGTAACTAATGGCATCACTTTCAGATAGAATGCTACTCCTTGTGTATCATGGAATACCGTTAAAAGTGGTAACAATATCTATATGGATATACGTATAGCTAATGCTACTGCTTCTATGGATGGTCTTATGAGTAAGGAAGACTATGTAGAACTTAATACTACTATTCCTGGTTAGATTGAAGACTTGAAGGAAGCAGACTCCAATCTAAACAACAGAATAGATAATCTTGATGATAAGATTGATAAGGAGATTGCTGATAGAGAAGCAGAGATAGATCGTATAGAGAATAAGTTTGATGGAGTTACTGATGCATTAGAAGATGCTTTACAGAAAGAGATTGAAGACAGGAAAGCAGGTGATACTACTATTACTAACAGTTTAAATGCTTTTATTAGTACTAAAGGCCAGCCTGGTGGTTTAGCTGAATTAGACTCAACTGGTAAAGTTCCTGCAGCTCAATTACCATCTTATGTAGATGATGTATTAGAGTTCTCCACTAAAGATCAATTTCCTCAAACTGGTGAAACTGGTAAAATATATGTAGCTAAGGATACTAACTTAACATATAGATGGACTGGTACTCAATACTTAGAGATTAGTTAGAGTTTGGCATTAGGTGAAACTCCTAGTACTGCATATCCTGGAGATAAAGGTAAAGCTAATAGAGATGCTTTAAATAGTATACCTACTAAACTTACTTCATATCTTACTCCTACTACTAGTACTGGTGAATTAGTTAAGATTAACTATAAGTATGCAGCTAAAGATGGTTTAAATTATGGTCCATTACAGGATGATAACATAGATATACCATCAGCTACAACTACTAACGCAGGTGCTATGTCTGCAATAGATAAAGGCAGACTAGATGACTTATATAATGAATTTGGTAGTATACAGAATCCTGGCGATAAGCTTGATTCACTACCTAATAACCTAGTTACTGGTATGGATGCAACATCTAGAAATGCAACTAGTGTAACTATTAATTATAAGCAATCTGATTTATCTGCAGCTAGTAATTCATATGCGAATCCTATTACTAAGTCATAGACTATACCTGCTGCTACACAATCTGCAGCTGGTGTAATGACTGCTACTGATAAATAGAACTTAGACGTCAATATACCTAATAGAATTACTAATCTAGATAATAGAGTAACTACTGAAGTAGATAGATTAGAAGAGCTTATCGAGAGCAGTTCATCCGAGATTACTAACGATTTGAATGTAGAGATTCAAGCTAGAAAGGATGGTGATAATTAGTTACAGACTAACATCAATAATCTGTAGTCTACTATGAATACAGAATTAGCTAAGAAGGTTGGTAAAGTAACTGTAGCTGGTTCTGGTAATGCTGTTACTACTGCATCTATTAGTGGTGATACTCTTACTTTAACTAAAGGAGCTACATATAATAACTATGTACATCCTGCTGGTTCTGCACCTAGTAAAGCATCTGGATTCTATAAGTTCTCTACTGATTCTACTAGTCATGTAGCTAGTGTTACTGCTGTAACTAAAGCTGATATAACTGCATTAGGTATACCTGCATAGAATACTAATACTACTTATACATTTGCTAATGGTTCTGCTGGTAATTTCACAGTAACTCCATCTGGAGGTAGTGCATAGACTGTAAGCGTTGGTAAGCCAGCTAATGCTGGCAATGCTGACACAGTTGGTGGTATTAGTCCATCTGCTTTTGTAAAAAAAGCTGGGGATACTATGACGGGAGTATTATCAATAAATCAAACTTCATCTGGCTAGCCTTTAACTTTGCGCGGTACTAATACTACGGGTCTTATCTAGTTTGTTAATAACGAAGTAGAAACTGCAGAAGTAGGATATACTAACTCATTAGGTGCATATCTGTATAATGATAAACTATCAACTCATCCGTGTATATCATTAGGTAGAGTAGATAGTTTAGATGAAGGAGCAACTTTCTATTATGGAGGTACTCATTATAAATTACTTCATAAAGGTAATTATGCTAACGAGTTAGATTAGCGTTATTCACCAAAAATGGTATATAACTATGATAAAGGATGTTTGGTAAAATTAAGAATTGCATCTAATGCTGATGCAATGGTTGTAGTAAGAATATTCGGTAATTCTTATCTTACTTAGCCTCCAATTGATACTGTGATATAGTTCTATAATTATAATCCAGAAAATGTAACATTAGCGTATTCTGGGGTTAATAATGGCTATAACTTTGGCGCTGTAAAAGTGTTTAATTACAATGGAAGAGTTTATCTATGGTTTAAACAACCACGAACATACCAGAGTTTCATAGTACATGCTTATTAGTGCAATGGTAGTGACCGTAGAAATATGGTTGAATCTATAAATAGTGCTGCTATGCCTACTTCTGGTGTAACCAGATTAGTAACGATAACTCCTAAATAGGCTATATACTCTTATGATAACATATCGGTAGGTAATGTTACGTCTTCTGGTAAAGTATCCGCAACAAATGGGTTCTTCAAAGAATCCGACGTTCGTTTAAAATCAGATATTAAACCTTTAGACTATACTTTAGACTAGATATGCTCTATACCTACTGTATCATTTATAATGAATGATCAGAAGCAAATAGGTACTATAGCATAGAACTTAGAGGAATTAGGTTTTGAAGATATAGTAACTGAAAGTGATACTCCTAAATCTGAAGTAAGTAATCCTGAACAGTTTGAATCATTCACTAAAGATGGTGAAGAGTATGTTAAGGTTAAGAAGGTAGAGTATGAGATGTTAGGTGTATTAGCTATTGAAGGAGTTAAGATGCTTAAGGATGAGATTGAAAAGCTTAAAGCTGAAATAGAAACTTTAAAGAATAAGCAGCATGAGTAATGAAATAGCAACATATTCTATGATATTAAGTAAGCTTAGTCTAGGTAAGAGTGGGACAGAATGTCCTACTAAGACCTAGATTTTAGCTATTAATTCATTGATAGTCATTGAGAATGCTTCTACTTATGGAGCTAATGAATGTGTAAAGATAGATGATATACGTAAGAAAGTAGAGACTTGGAATTACTACTTAACAGTATCACCTACTAGTATGTCATTTGGAGCTGGTGGTGGTAGTAAGACTTTTACTGTTAGTTCTTATAAGAGAAAAGTATTAGATGGAGTAGAATAGAGTGGTGATACTAGTGTGTCATTGAAATCTACAGTTATATCTGGTAGTGGGTTCTCTTTAAGTGGAACTACAGTAAGTGCTTCTGCTAATGAAATCACTTCAAATAGAACAGGTACAGTTACTATAACTTAGAATGAGTCTAATAAAACTGCTACTATTAGTTTGTCACAAAGTGGAGATGATGTTAGTTCATATGGTGAATGGGTAATAACTGTATCAGCTAATCCTACTAGTGTATCTAGTAGTGGAGGTACTTCTACTATTACAGCTAGTGCTAAGAGAACTATATATTGGGAGAGTGGTGATGTTACTGAAGAAACAGGCAATCCTACATTGTCTACTGACTTAGGTAGTCTTAGTAGTACGGCTTCACCTAGTACTTTAACATTAGGAGAGAATACATCTACATCTAGTAGAACTGCAACTATTAATGCAACTTATAGTGGTAAATCAGCTACTTGTACTGTTACTCAAAGCGGAGCTACACCTTCCACTACTTATACCTTCTCTGTTAATCCGTATAAGGTTAGCGTAGATTCTAGTGGTGGTTCAGGTAGTGTAACTATTACTTCATATAAGACAGTAGGTAGTAGTACTTATGATGTAGATTATAGTATAGATAGTAGTACATTACCTTCATGGGCTTCATTTAACAAGAGTATTTCTACGTTTACTATACAATCTACTACTAGTACTGTTGGTAGGACTGCTAAAGTATATTTTGATTAGGATGAATCTGGTAAACGAGACTATGCAGAAATAACTCAAACAGGATATACTCCACCTGCAGATAATTATGTGTTTACTTGGGATGATGGTACTACAACAGATCAGCCTATGAGTTTACCATATCAAGGTAGTAGTGCAGCTAGTGATTTCGTTGTAATATCTACTAAGAACGGTAGTAGCCAATCTTGGAGTGTATCTAGTAAACCTAGTTGGGTTGGTACTTCTACTAGTGGTAATACACTATATGTTACTATAGATGCTAATAGTGGATCTGCAAGAAGTGGAGAAGTAGTATTAACTCAGAGTGGTTCTGGTAAAACACTTACTGTTAATGTTAGTCAAGCAGCTTATTCTGCAACAGTAGAATGGAGATACAAGTTCGGATTTAGTGATGGGGTTAGGGACAATATATCAATTGCAATCAGAGATATGGAAGAGTATGATGGCGCTTCAGTTACTTTTGCTAGCTATAAATCTAAATATGTGGACGGAGTAGAAGACGTTAGTTCTAGACAATACGTAGATTTTAGTATAGGAGATTACGCTTCTTGGGCAACTGTAACTAAAGTATCTAGTTCCATTGCTAATGAGGGTAAATTTAAATTTACACTGTCATCTAATTTTAATAATAAAAGTAATAGATAGACATTTGTTACTGTAACACAAAATGAAAGTAACAAATCTATTATCTGTGATATTATGCAAGTAGGTAGTGACGCATTTGTTGCAACGTACTATTCGCATGTTAGAGGAAGTGATACTTATCCTGATGAAATTAGCTTTGGACTTGTAACCACTCCAACAACAAAATAGTATGAGTGGGATAGTACGTTTGAAGTACATACTGTAGATTCGGACTATGACGCATATACCTATAATTTCGGAGCTATTAGGGAGGTAAAAAAAGTAACTGCTAACGCATCAATGAATACAACTTGGTTTGATTATGAATATATACAGGATGGTGGAAGTTACTAGTATGATTTATTGAAAGTTAATGCTCCTAAGTCTGATGGTATAAATCATAGTGAAAAATTATACATTTTACAACTTGTTACTTCAGCCCCATCAACTAGCTATAATTATAGAGAGATTACAAATACACCAATAGCAGCTGAGATATTAGTGACACAGAGAGGTAATACAATATCGTGAATCCGTATTTAGCACATATGACAGATAGAGAATTGTTGGAGCAGATATATCTTCTGCTCCTTCAAATCAACGTAAAGGTAAGTGAGATAGATAACGATACTAAACAATTTGGTATGAACGTAGCAGCCAATCTAGTTGGTGATGCTCTAATGATGAATAACAATGATGCCGAGAGAAGAAATAATTAAACAACTTAAACCTTACTTTGATGTAAAGGAATTAGTATGTAATCACATATATAGTAGATTTGGAGAACAATCATGGATGTTCTTAAGTACTTAGTTACTACATGTATTACTATGTTTACGTACTGATATTTTACGAATGCCAATGCATATTAATACAAGCACTATGCATCAAAGGGGTATGCGTTGCAACCTGTGTCCTTTAGTAAAGAGTAAGAAAGGAGTATATGTATCTGCACATGTAACAGGTAATGCTATTGACTTTACTTGTGATGATAAGACTGCAGAAGAAGTAAGAGAAATGATAAAGGCTAAACCTTTATTGTTACCATGTAAGATAAGATTAGAACGAGATACGCAATGGGTACATCTTGATTGCTACGATTCAGGTTCTGATGATAAGATAACAGAATTTACTGCATAAAAATACGTAACTTACGAAACCTATAGATCTAAATTGCGTTCTTAATATATAACAAAAATAGAAGTATTATGAAAGAAATTTGGAAAGATATTGAGAACTTTGAAGGTTTATATCAGGTTAGTAACTTAGGTAGAGTTAAGAGTGTAGAACACTTTGTTGATCGCATATATACTAAAAAGAATGGAACTACAATACACGATAGGTTATTGGTAAAAGAAAGCATTCTAAAACCACAACTTAAGAGGCATAAGTATAAAGTACATACGTATTATGGGGTTGCATTAAGAAAGGATAATAAATATCACAATTTATTAGTACATAGATTGGTAGCAAAAGCATTTATACCAAATCCACATAACTATATTATTATAAACCATATAGATTGTAACCCTCGTAATAATAGAGTAGATAATCTAGAATGGTGCACTTATAAACATAATAATGAACATGCTGATAGAATAAGTAAATCGGTAAACACATTTATGAAAAATCCTAGTAATAGAAAACCGATGACACTTATGGATAAAGATTATAATGTTTTAAAACACTATTCTGGCATTAATGAAATACTACAAGATAATCCTACATTCAAACGTAACTCTATTTATAATGTGATAGCTAAAGATAAGCTATATTTAAAACAGTACAGAATAAAATACACATAACATATGTTACAGAGAGAGATAGTTAGATTTAGAGCATCAGATACGCAGCCTAATCCTCTAGAAGTAGATTATTGGATTGACGTTACTTCTAACTACTATGGTGGTTGTATTAGATATTATCGTAATGATACTAATACATGGGAGATGCTTGATCTGAATGATAAACAAGTAGATGCTATCATTGATTATATTAATAGAGCTCTTGACTAGATAGAACAGTTTATTAATGAAGCTATAACTGAAATCAGAAATGAATTAGCTGAGTTTAAAGATGAACTTAAAGAGGAAGTTAATAAACTGTGGTAGTATATTAATCAGAAAGTAGAAGAGTTAACTACTCAGATTAACAATATTAGAAATGAGATTAATGATATCAAAGGCGATGTTAATAATATCAAGTAGGATATTACAGATATCAATAACAACATTGATGTTATAAACCAAGATATTACTAACATCAATTCTAGTATTGAAGAGATACGTCAAGATATAACTAATATAGTAGGTAGTGATTTAAGTTCTATTCAACAGAAGATTACTGAATTAACTCAGAATATACAAGAGTTAGATAGTAAGATTGACCAATAGATTAGTGACTTAAGAAGCTATATAAATAGTGAGATTACTAAGGCTAAGAATGAACTTAAGACTTATGTAGATGGTAAAGTTACTGACCTTACTGAATTAATTAATCAAGAGATTACTAATAGAACTAATGCGGATAATAACTTGCAATCCCAAATTAATGAGCTTAAACAATTGATTACTAATGCATAGAATGCTATTGATACTCATGCTGCTAGAAGAGATAATCCTCATGTAGTTACTAGAGCTCAATTGTCATTAGCTACTACTGATAATGTTGTATTTAATAAAGTAAGTGCTCCTAGTGGGTTCTTTAAAGAGTAATAGTTATGAATAAATGTGACGGTATAAAGATATTGGAGCTGGATCCTAAGCGCATACTAGAAGGAAACGAATACATGGTAATAGCAGAGAAGGATTAGAACTTTAAAGCTCCTATTAACTAGATTGTTGATTTAGTAGTTAGTGATGATAGACTTAAGAACTACATAGATACTACTATAGAATCTTCAATAGGTGATTTCAAAAATGAAGTTAACCAAAGTATATCAGAACTTACTAATAAGATAAACAACTTAGATAGTAAGATAACTACTGTTAATAATAGAATTACTAATCTTGAATCTAGTATAAATGATATTGAGCAGAACATAACTAGCATTAACAATAAGATTACTAGTATTGAAAATAATCTTGGTAATGTTGGTGAGCTGCTTGATGAAGAGTACATTACTCAGTTAATAAATAAACTGATTCGTGAGAATAAGATATCTGTATTAGATCCAGTGCAGCAAGCAATGAACAAAGGTACTGGTGTTGTTTTAGCGTTACCTAGTGCTAATAATGGTAAGATATCATTACCTATATGGACTGGTACTGAAGCTGAATATAATCAGCTTACTAAAGTAGCTGGTATGACGTATAATATTATTGATGAGGAGAGTGAGTAATGTTAGAGTTAGGTATAGCAGGGGGACGAGCAGTTCCCCTACAAAAGAGAACCGTAGGCAATACTAATATATCTGATGTATTTGATGGAGTAAATCATATATGGCCTACTAGGGATGATGTAGCTTACTTCTATGATTTCAATAGTATATAGTTGAGATTCATATGGACTGATTCTAACGGTAGAGATTTTGATACTGGTACTAACATCACTAACGCTCCTAGTATCCCTAGTGAAATAGTAGGATGGCGTTGGGGTTCGTCTGAAAATAGAACTCAACCGTTTTTATACTGGGGAGGCGATAACACTCAATCTGGAGCAGAGTGTGTAATGGTAGACATTAAATCCATACAAGATGTATATACTAATGATCCTAGTTTAACTATGCCGGAATAGTTAATTGTATAGCTTAGAGGAAACTGGTTTGGAAATAAAAATGACGGTATTGTGACTGTTGAATGTACTGCTTATAAAGGAGGAGTTATAGTAAAAGCATATCAAATGAAGGGTAGTGATATGGGAGTAACAGGTCAATCATTTGTATTCGCTGATAAAGATGGTTGGGTGTCTGAAGAAGGTATGCCTAATAAAATATGGGTTGGAGAAGCTGTTAAATACGTTGATAGATGGTATAAAATTAATCCTGTAGATGATAGCGTAGAAGGTATGCCCAATTTAACGATATAGAGAGACTTTACACATAAAGGTACTTTAAGTACTTCCGTTAATGGTTATGTTACATTTAATGGTAAATAGTATAAGACATGGAATGATTAGACTAATGTAGACGGAGATATAATAATAGGATCTGTTAGATGTCTGAATACTGATACTATGACTGAGGAAGGATAGATTAAAGTAATCGCTATGAATGAGAATGGCACTATATACAACGATAGTATAAGTACTGCATTCAGATATGGATATGTAGCGGGTAATAGTGAAAAGAGAGGTCAGCAGTTTATTAGGAGTTATGTAAGCAGTAGAGACGATTAGGCAGCAGATGAGGAATTTGCTGTAGTTAATTACTTTGATAAGACTGAAGCTGGTCAAGTTGTAGCATTAAATCTAATAACATAATGAAAACAATATTGTATATTTCAATGATGAATATACGAGATAGAAAGAATACGATACTCCAGAACAGGAGATTATTTAATTATTAAATATTTGCAAATATGGTTAAACAAGAAAATCCTAATTTCATAGCATCTAAGTATGCTCCAAATCCTAAAGAGGTTTCTTACTGGATTGACTTAGCAACAGATAGTACTGGTAATGTTATTAAGTCATATAGTCCTGATCTTAAGAAGTGGATACCGTTAAACAGAGATGCTAATGTAGACCAATGGACTCATATTAAAGAGATTGTACAATCTGTTGGTTTAAATTATAATAAAGATAGTGATATTATATCTTTACCTAATCTCAATAGTAATAACTATTTCAAAGGTACTAGTGTAGTAGATGCTATTAATAAAGGTGATGCTGCTGTAAAAGCTCAAGTAGATAGACTAGATACTAAGATTGATGATGTTAATGAAGACTTACAAGACTTCAAAGCATTGAAGGGTCAACCTAATGGTCTTGCTGAACTTGATGGTAATGGTAAAGTACCTGCTAGTCAATTACCTTCATACGTTGATGATGTGATGGATGCGTATGCTACTTATACTGTATCTCCTACTGGAGTACTTCAGAATATACAGTTATATGCAGATGCTGAACACGAAACTCCTATTGTAGGTGAGAGAGATAAAATCTATGTTAATGTAACTCCTGGTGAAGTAAGCTATCAGTTTAGATGGTCTGGTTCACAGTTCATACACATTGACTCTAATGCTATTATCATTGGTGATATCACTGGCACTGCTTATGATGGTGGTAAGGGTAAAGCTATGGAGAATGTAGTTAACTCTATGCCTAATAACTTGCTGAGTACATTCCAATTAGACTAGACTGATGTTAATAATATCACTATTAGTCTTACTGGAGTAGAAAAGAGCGGTGGTAAGTATATAGAGTCTACTTTATCTAATATTACTATTACTCCTGCTACTAATACTGTTGCTGGTTTAATGACCGGTGCTGAGAAAATAGCTATTAATGAAACTCTTCCTGATGCAATTAATGATGAAAAAGTTGCAAGAGAGAATGCAGTGAAAGAACTTAAAGCTAAGGACACAGAACTGCAAGGTAACATTGATAGTTTAGAAACAGCTTTAAATCAAGATATTACAGAGCTTAGAAGTACAATACTTAAAGTAAATGATAAAGTAGGCTTAACAGAAGCTAATGAAATGCCTGACTTATCAAGTACTAATTACTTAGCAGATAGTCCTAGTGCTATAAGTGCAGCTGTTACTTTAGACGAGGAGATTGGTAAGCTTAGTAGAAATGAAAATGAACTGTGGTATGGAGTTAAGTTTGACTTAGCTAATAGTTCTAGTCCTGATGGTGTACGTACTGGTAATATGGAAATGCATAAAACACTTCCTATCCAGAGTAAGATGAGAGGTTGTACTATTAATAATGATGACAATACTAAGAGGTATTTAAAAGCAGATGACTGGAATAAGTGGGAAGATGGCGTTACTATAACTGATGACAGTAAAGGTATGGCTCCTGAAATTATGGTAGAAATACCAGAACATTATAGATTATTAGTGGCTACTCCAGACAATACGGTTGAAATTCGTATGAGTGAATACAATCTCCCTGGTTATACCAAAGTAGAAAAGAAATATATTGGAGCGTATGAAGGTGTTATTAATACAGGTAGTGTAGATGTACAGAATACGCTTAGGTCAATTGCTGTTTCAGCATCTAAACTGAAACCTATAGTAAATGAAACTAGAAATCAATTCCAAACCTTTGCTAGAGGGAATAATCGTACTAACAACTGGAATATCTATACCTATGGCGCACATAGAGACCTTACTTGGTTATTCGTAGTAGAATATGCTACATTGAATAGCCAAAAAGCGTTTAATACTAATTTAACTACAGAAGGTTATCATCAAGGTGGTTTAGGTGAAGGTGTAACTACAGGAACTGTAACTGTAAATGGAGTTACTACATATTCATTTGTACCTTGTGGTACTACTAATTCATTAGGCAATGGTACTGGTATAATTGAATATACTCATACTAATACTGATGCTGAAGGTGGATCTACTGGTACTAAAACAGTTAATGTTCCTAGATATCGTGGTATTGAGAATCCATTTGGTCATGTATGGAAGAATGTAATTGATGTAGTAATTGCTGGTACTGACAATAGCGTATATATCTGCAAAGATTATACTAAGTTTGGTACGTTTGAAGGAGGTACTAATCCTACAGCAGAACAGTTAATTGCAGCAGGTTATGAGTTACAAGACTTTAAAGAAAGTACAATTACTAGTCAATATGTAAAAAAACTCGTTAATAATAATTAGGCAGATTTGTTTCCAGCTATAGTAGGTAATGGAGCAAGTGCTACAACTTATTATTGTGATTATCACTGGACGAATGCTACAGCTACTCCTAGAACGCTTCTCATCGGCGGTGGCTCGGGCGATGGGTCTTTTGCGGGTTTGTTCTGTTTGAATTCTAACGCTGGGTTGGGCTATTCCGATGCTGATGTCGGGACTCGAATTACCTTCTACGGTGAACCAGCATTGCCAGCTACTCCAGCTACATTAGAGTTAAATGATGAGGATTATGAACAATTGGATTCTGTAGAATCTGAAGAAAACTGGTTTTAATTAACCAATAAAAGGTTGCAGTCGTGAGTAAATCAGCAGTAACTCAGACAATGAGTCTAATGCAGGTTTGTTCTATTTGAATTCTAACAATGAGTTAGACAATTCCAATGCTAATGTCAGGACACTGAAATACGTAAAAAAATTATAAACTGACAAAAAATCAAGGGCTGAACCTTACCTCTTGGTAAAATATGACATGCTTCTTGAACGCATTGGTAACGAAAGTGAAGATGCGTGAAGGTATTTCAGAAAATATTATTTATGAAGAGATATAATAATTTATTCGATAAGATTGTTAGCTTAGACAATTTGTATTTAGCAGATAAGAAAGCTAGAAGAAATAAATCTAGTAGAAAAGATATCAAAGAGTTTGACTAGAATAAAGAAGAATTACTTAAAAAACTATAGCAGAATTTAATTAACGGTACGTATAAAACTTCTGAATATAATACATTTATAATTAGAGAACCTAAAGAAAGATTAATATTTAGATTACCTTATTATCCAGATAGAATAGTACATCATGCTGTAATGAATATAATGGAACCTATATGGGTATCTATCTTTATTAAAGATACTTATAGTTGCATTAAACACAGAGGTATTCACGAAGCATTACATAATGTTAAAGAAGCTTTAAAAGATGTAGATAATACTACTTATTGTCTTAAGTTAGATATCAGAAAGTTCTATCCTAGTATAGACCATGAAGTATTAAAGAGCATAATAAGAAAGAAGATAAAGGATTAGAAGTTATTATAGTTATTAGATGAGATAATAGATTCAGCAGAAGGTGTACCTATTGGTAATTACTTATCTTAGTTCTTTGCTAATCTGTATCTTACTTACTTTGACCACTGGCTTAAAGAAGATAAATAGGTTAAATATTACTTTAGATATGCAGATGATATAGTAATACTACATAAGGATAAAGAGTATTTACGAGAACTGTTTGAAGAAATGAAATAGTATTTAGATACTTTAAAATTAACTTTCAAAGATAACTATTAGATATTTAAAGTAGAAGACAGAGGTATATCTTTTGTAGGTTATGTAATAAGGCATGACTATACTTTAGTAAGAAAAAATATTAAGCGTAGCATGTGTAGGAAAGCTGCTAGATTAGGCAGAAAGAAAAACATTACAGTAGAAGATTACAAACAAGAAATGTGTAGTCATATAGGTTGGATTAAGCATTGTAATGGCATTAACTTACTAAAGAAGATATTACGCTATAAAGAGCTATTAGTTTATGCAAGAAGATTTTCAAAATAGAAACCTTAAATAAACCTTATCGTTATATAATTATAATCTCAAACGGAATTTCGAGCCCTCTCAGATTTTACTCCCCTTTTAATCTGTCAGGGCTTATTTGATTTTTATTATCAGCTACTATCTATGAATTACCAACAATTAGGAGAACATACTATGTCAATATTTAAGAACATGTTCAGTAGTGCGGATAAATGCGTAGCTTCTGTTATAACTGGGCTACTTTCTATATTCGCACCTGTATGGGTTCCTATCACTGCTGTCGGTATATTGATACTACTTGATGCTATCTATGGTTATAAAGTCTCTAAAAAATATGGGCATCCTAAGATTGAATCACATAAAGCATGGAAAACTATATGGAAGACTAGAGATGCAGCAGTAGCAATAACTAGTGCATCAATAATAGATTAGCTGGTAGTAACCTCTATTAACTTGCACGCTGTAGAAATAGTAGCAGGAATGATAGCCTTAGTTGAGTTTTGGTCGTTACTAGAATCATTTAGCGACTTATATCCTAAATGGAAAATATGGAAAATCCTCAAAAAGGTTATAAAAGCAAAAGGAGAGAAATATTTAGATATATCATTAGATAAAGAATTACCAGATGATTCCAATACTGAATTAGATAGTTAATTGGTTTACAAGGAATTTCAGAGCAGTCGCAGTAGGTTTAGTTAGTTTACTTATTGCGACTGTTTTTGTTTAGAACCATTAGCTACAGAAAAAGAATAAAGAGATTGACAGAATAACTAACAATGTTAGAGCTTATGAACAACTAGCATCCTAGAAAGAATAGTTAAACAGAGTACTATAGCTTACTATAGAAGAACTAAATACTAGTAATGATAGTTTATTGAAAGAAACCAAGGATGCTTAGAAAAAGCTTAAAATCAAAGACAAGAACCTAACTAATATAAATGTAATCAATACCGAGATTAAAGATTCGGTTAGAACTATTATAAAACATAAGTTAATAGATTTTGACGAAGAACTTAAAATTAATCCATTAACAACTATCATAGTTAGTAGAAAGGATTCAATCCTTAAAGCCACATTAGATATTAAGAATCAATAGATTCTGTTTGTAGAAGAGAAGAAAGAATATCGTAATAAGTATAAGAATGGCTGGGTTAGGTTCTGGCACTTTGATTGGAAAAAGATACATACCAAAAGATATCAAATAGTTAACAGTAACCCAATAATTAAGGTAACTGATACTCGTATAATAGAGTTACCGAAATGAAATCAATATATTCAATAATATTAATCAATAATAATATGCATAGAATATTTCGTGTAAAGGCTTACGAAGCAGAACACGGTCCTCACTTCAATGAGGAACATGCCCGTAAAGCTGTAAGTAAAATGGAAAATGAGGATGGTACTCGTGGACCGCATTGGTCTGTAGAGGAAACTACCGCATTAGCCAGTCAGTACGGAATAAATCTGGGTAGCAGATTTAATCGTTATGATTGGTTCGTAGCACTTAACATGGTTTATTCTGATTACTATAAAGTAATTATAAGTATGACTAACTCTAATAGTACTAAGCATTTTGTTGAATTGGCAAAGGCTTGGATCAATGATAAAGACATTGATGAAGGTAAGATGTGGTATTACTATATTTACGTTATGTGTGATAAGATCAGACAAGCTGAAATGGAATGCTATGAGGAAGAAGTTGAAAAGCGTGACAAATACGAAGATGACGATGATGACGAGTTTGAACGCATAGGCTTATTCCGTAGAGGTGGTAGAAGAGGTGGTATGATGCGTGGTGGTCGTAGAGTATATTCTACTAGCAGAGCTAGAGACTATGAAGACGATTATGAACGCATGCTCGAAAGAGAAAAAGAGTACGAACCTTATTCAGAATATGGACGTGGCAAAGCAGTTCGCTACGTTAGATATTAATAAAAATCAATTTTTAAATTAAATCAATTATGTTAGAAGATAGAATTATTGTGCAGGATCGTGGTATAGATGCTGGTCTTGCTGCTTTAATATAGAATGCTAATAAAGGTAATATGGATCCCGCTGCTTTAATGGCTATGATGAACAACAATGGCATGGGCGGTAATGGCGGCTGGTGGTGGATTTGGATCATCCTGATCTTCTTCTGCTGGGGCGGTTTTGGTGGTAATGGTTTTGGCGGACGTAACGCTGGTGCTCTTGCTACTGAACTGAACAATGACGCTAATACTAATCTGTTGATGCAGGCTATTAATGGTAATAAAGATGCCATCAATAACTTGGCTAATACTTTGAATTGTGATATTAACTCTGTTCAGACAGCTCTTAACACTATCAATTCTGGAGTAAGCCAGATCTCTTGCGATACTAAATTGTCTAGCTGTGAAGTAATTAATGCTATTACTTCTGGTAATGCAAGCTTGGCTTCTCAGTTAGCTAGCTGCTGCTGCAATGTTAGAGAATCTATTAGCGGTGTAAATAACAACATCACTAAGATGGGTTATGAAAATCAGCTGTCTGTATGCAATCAGACTAACACACTGCAGAACGCTATTACTAATGGGTTCAATTCTTTAATGGCTGATAATGCATCTAAGTTTAATATTGTAGGTGCTAAGATAGATGCGCAGACTCAAATTATCAATGATAAGTTCTGTCAACTCGAAATGAGAGAAATGCAGAATAAGATCGATGCTCTGCGTGAAGATAAACAAGCTTTACAATTGTCTGCTTCTCAGCAAGCTCAAACTGCAAACATCGTTAATCAAATTCGTCCGTGTCCTGTTCCTGCTTACTTAACTTGCAATCCTTTTGGTTGTCAGGGTGGCTTGAACGATTATGGCTACGGCTACGGCTACGGTTATAATAACGGTTGCGGATGCGGTTGCTAATAAGAAAGGAGGCAGTTATGTTTTATCCTTTTTTAAACTACTTTAATAGAGGTAGAGTAAGAACTGTAGATAATTTTGGTATTCCAGTATTGAGAACTAACTATGTTACTACCGATACTACGACTACTTCAGTTACTTATGGTATATGTCCTAAACTGTGGAGACAACTCCCATGCCAAGGTTTATTCATACTACATGTAACATCTACTCCTGCTAGTGCAGCTACTCCTACGGATTTAGTATTCTTAGATCCTACATGTTTCACTAATAGGCAGATTGATAATACAACTACAGTTATTACATCTACTGGAGCAAAAGCTCTATTAAATGGTTCCGGAGCTCAAATGACAAATAATGAAATTACAACTGGTAACAGATATCTTATATACTATAACAAATGTGACGGAATCTTCCAAGTAATTAATCATATAGTAGTACCGGCTACACCGGCAACTTAATATAAATTGGGGCTCTAAATGAGCCCCTTAAAACTAACTTATTATGTTATTCAATCAATTAAATATAGGTGACAAGGTATATATAATAGAAGTAGTTGGTACATTCAAGAAAACTACTGAGTATAATGAGGGTTCTGTTACTCAAGTAAGTTCAATATATGACGAGCCACTACCACCAGGGTAGTTCCCTATGCCTAATCAACCCAGAAAGAAAGTAGTAGATATAACTATATAGTGTAATGGAGAGACTAAGAAGTTTACTATACCTGAGAACAAATCAGTTATAACAGACAATGCTATAGGACTTACTATAGCTACAGATAAATAGGAAATTATAAGTATAGTACGTAATCAATATAATACTTACAAACAAAGAAAAGAAGCCATTGCTAAATGCGATGAAGAAATGGCTAAGTGTTAGACTCTGTTAGATAAGCTTGGAGTAGATAATGAACCAGCTAAAGAGAATGATAAGATAATAGAGTTATAGAAAGAAGTTAACGAATTAAAAAATATAATAAGGAAAGCTAATTAGATGGTACCACCACCTATGAAGGAAATGCTTCCTTAGGATATGAAGAATGCAATGGATAAGGTTGGTCAATAAGATCAACCTTTTTTTTGTTTTAAGCTCGTGTAAGAAACGCTATTAGTTAAGGTAAGGGATTGTAAGCTACAATACGTAAAGTGTCTCTAAACGCCTTAAAATGCGTTTTAAGCTTTATAACGTTATTAAAATAAATAGACATGTCATTAAAAGAAGAATGGAAAGATATTCCTGGTTACGAAGGTTTATATCAAGCTAGTACATTAGGAAGAATAAAAAGTCTTGGTAGAGTAACTTGGGAACAGTGGTATGACGGAACTCATGGGAGATGGCATAGTTTTCCTGAGAAGATATTAATTCCCAAAGTAGATACGAACAATTATTTATCTGTAGGTTTATATAGTATCGATAAGAGTAGAAAGAAATATAGAGTACACAGATTAGTAGCTATCACTTTTTTAAGTAATGAAAATAATTTGCCGCACATAAACCACAAAGACGAAAATCCACATAATAATAATGTAAACAATCTAGAATGGTGTAATGCAAAATATAATTTGAACTATGGTAACCGAATGGAAAAGTACAGAAAGAGTAGAGGAACTAAAGTATGCAGATTCGATTTGAGTAATAATTATATTGATACATGGGATTCTATGAGTTATGCTGCAAAAGTAGTATATAACAATATTAATAAAGAGTCAGATATAAGAAGAAATTGTTTAGGGAAAATTAATAGAGTGTTAAATTATAAATGGAGATTTGATAATGACGCTTAATGAAATAATTGATAACATACTGCTCATAGCTCGTAATAACAATGTGACTGAGTCTGAACATTTAAATAGGGCTCAAATAGAGAAATGGGTCATAGGATATAGGTCTATGTTGATAAAATAGCAAATCGACAAAGGGCATGATGTAAGTGAAGCTTATCTTACTACTATAGAACCTATCCATTTAGACCGTGAAGAAACTGTACCGGGTTACTTTACATATGTAGGAGATAAAGAACTCCCTAAGTTAATAGACTTTAACTATAGACCTGGAGTAATAAATGTACGTGATATGTTTGGTAATATAATTTAGATAGGTAGTCGTACTAAAGCTAAATTATAGAAGTATAGAAAAGCTACATGTAAAGACTATATCGCATGGGTTAAAAACAATAGAATATACGTAGATGGAGATTCTAATCAGCTAGAGTATATCAGTGTAGATGTAATAGCTGAAGACCCTACAGAACTCAATGCTTGTTTTGATCCAGATAGTGAGTTTCCTATACCATCTGCAATGATACCAGTAATAACACAAATGATAATGCAAAGAGAATTATCTGTTATGATTACTATGCCTAGCGATGATAGTAATGATGCACATGATGATACGCAGAATAGAGTTAATAATAAATGAGAGAGAGATTAAAATATTAGAGAAAGTGCTATACTATTGCTGATTATTATATAAGCTATAAGGAGTATATAGAACCTAATACTTAGTATGATGTAGATTTAAAGACTTTTAAAGCTATAGTTACTGATTACTTTAAATACATTAAAAACGAAATAATGTATGAATGTAAAGAAGTAAAGTTACCATGTAGATTAGGCACTTTGAGTATAATTAAACATTTACCTAAATCATTTGATAATAAAAGTCTTAGATGGGATTGGAAAGCTACAAGAGAAACTGGTAAGCCTGTGTACTTACTTAATGAACATAGTAATTACTACAAGTACAGATTCTTCTGGTCTAAACAAGGATGCTTACTATCTAATAAAGGTAAATATCAATTTATAGCATGTCGAGATAATAAACGAGAGTTAGCTAAAATAATTTTTAATAGATTAAAAGATTATCCTGAAAAATGATAAACAATCGAATGATTAGCTCTGCATCTGTAGTTGCTAAAGTAATAGCTGATTTGGATCTTAAAGAAGACCAGATTAGAATTACTGATATCCGAGAATGGATTATGGAAGGAATACTTAAGATAGGAGCTGTACAATAGTATGAGCATAAGGTAGCTATATTACCAATAGAATGCCATTAGGTTGCTTTACCTTGTGATTTATATAAATTAGGTCAAGTGGCATTTTCATTCTGTAATGGAGGAGGATGGTTACCTATGAGGAAAGCTACTTCTAGTTTTGGTGTATTCCACGACCGTGAATGTAGTAATGAACCTTGTATGTTAATTCCAGATACTGCAATGTTTCCATTAGTAAAGAATATGTTCAATTTAAATACTGATAGAGAAGCATTAGAAAAGTTAAATGAAGACACTAACTTACGGCAAACATTAAGTATATTACTTAATCAATGGACAGTAGGTACAGTAAATGGCAAATTTGTTCCTGGAGTGATAGATCATAGAGATAGTACTATGTTTAGTAATGAATTACAATATACTACTAAACCTGGTTATATTAATACATGTATGCCTAGAGGATTTGTTAAAATATCCTATTATGCTATATATACTGATGAAGATAGTATGCCAATGATACCAGACTTAGAGTCTTATAAAGAAGCTATATACTGGTATGTTACTATGAAGTTAATGTATCCTAAAAAGTTAAAAGGTCAGATAAGTCAAGGAGATTACTATGATATACGTAACTCTTATAACTTCTATCGTAAGTAGGCATATGCAGAAGCGATGATGCCCACTGTAGACGATTTAGAAACTATTAGTAATATCTATACTAAATTATACCCTGAAATTAATGATCATAGTATGTTCTTTTCTACTAGTGGAGATGAACAAAATATTTATAATTAGAATAGATTATGATAAGTAATACTGCACAAGTTAATACATTTACGGGTGGTCTTAATATGGACTAGGACGTAAATTTGATACCGGATACTCAGTATAGATATGCTGAGGATGTTCGTGTTATCACTAATGATGGAGGAACTACAGGAGTATTACAAAGTATAGAGAACCCTAGAAGATACGATACTATTATACCTAAAGATGGGACAATAATAGGTACTACTACTATAAATGATATTGCAGTAGTAATAACTAAAACATCTGATAACATTAATAAGATATACAGATTAATGGGGTTCGATACCAACATGCCTCAAATCAAGTTAGTATGTAAAGGAGCTTTAGGATTATGTGAAGATTTATCTAAAAATCCTACACTAAGTATTGTAGGTAACTATGAATCAGATACTAATATAAAGATATACTTTACTGATGGAAACAGTCCTATTAAGATTGTTAACATAATGAGTAATAAGTATATAGACAATTCTAATCTTATAGATGAGAATGGGAATATAATCAATCCTGGTTCATTAGAAATAACTCCAGTAGTAAGTTTATTGCCGTTTAAATTCCGTTGGTTATCCGAAGGTAACCTTAAAGCTGGAATGGTAACGTATTGTTATCAATTATTTAATGTGCATGGCACTGAAACTGTTACTTCTCCAATGAGCGAGCTAATTCACTTAACAAATAGTGTAACTAGCCAAGGTAGTTCTGAATATAAAGGTACTGGCTTGAATAAATCATCTAACAAATCAGTAATGTTATCTACTGAGCTATCTCTTTAGGACTTCAATAAGTTAAGAGTAATACGCCTATTTTATGAACAGAATAACTCTACTCCTGTTATTAGTATAGTAGATGAAATAGATATTCCAGATGGTCAAACAGATATTCAGTATGTAGATTATGGTTCTACATTAAGCGATATATCTATAGATGAGTTTAATGCTATGACTGGTTATTAGTTTATAGCGTAGACTCTTGCTAAAATGCAAAATAGATTATTCGCTGCTAACGTAACAGAGAATACTTGGATACCAGAAGATGAAGATGGTAATGACTATGATGCTAGAGCATATAGAGCTAATTCAGAAGGAAGCGTATAGTTATTATCTAGTTTAGATAGTAATAATATTCGTCTATCTATAACAGATGATGAAGCTATAAAACGTATTCCTATTACTCACGACTGTATAAATCCTTTTAATAACACAAAGTATACAAAGGATGCATCTAATTCCTAGAATGTATATATATATAATAAGGAAGGTGAATTAGGTGGTTATGGTATTAATATAGAATATTCATTCATAACTACAGATATAAATTTAAGTAATAAACAAGATAAGTTTAGATTAGATCAATCCTGTAGTATGAATGTATCTGCTGTTAGAAATAATACTAGATACATTAATAGAGGCACTGACAAGATGCCCGAGATAGTACAACCTACTAAGGAACAATAGGATAATTCATATGTACCTAACTATGCTGATCCATATATAGCAGCTAATTATAGAGGTTACCAAAGAGATGAGATATATAGATTTGGTATAATATTCTACAATGATAAATCTGCAGCTTCTCCCGTACTTTGGATAGGTGATATTAGAATGCCTCATGCTTCACAAATGCCTCCATTTAGATATGAAAATAATACTCTTATAGGTAATGCTTTAGGTGTAGAATTTAAAGTAAAGAAAATGCCAGTTGGCGCAGTAAGTTACGAGATAGTTCGTTGTGATAGAACTGAGCGTGATAGAACTGTGATTATGCAAACTGTAGGTAGTTACGTATATGAATATAGAATTCAAGAGTAGGATAAATATGTAGGATAGGGATCTGAATTAGATAGTAGTTTGGAGATGAGACCTACTCCTTTCTTCTGTAGTTTGATTGGTGAACAATTGGCAATATCAACAGGTACAGCGGAAGATATCGGTAATTTCTCTCTTACGATGAGAGTAAATGATTATATACGTTTAGTATCTCCAGAAATATGTGTACAGGGTGATGATGCAACCAAACTGTTTGAAGGAAGTGTATACTTAGATGGTATAGGCTCATACTATTCTCCATTTGTAGGTGGTAAAGTAAATGATAGCAAGTTTGATGATTTTAAAGATAACTATGTAAATGGTAATACTATTGGTAATAGTGTAAGTCGTAGTATATTTGCTGCGGCGGATTACGTTACTCAGATAGATGGTAGAGTATTGCAGCAAGATACTGTGCCATATGTAGGTTATGGTAGTAGATGGGGTCTTAATGTATTAGCTGTAGGATTCCCTTATCAAGATAGTAGAGGTAATAAGGTATACCGTGGAGCATCAATAGCTAAATATTTCGTTCCAACATTTGGACAATCTCAATCTACATCGTATATTGAAGATGCTAAATACCCACCCAATATAGATTATAATATGTATGGAGCTCCAGATGTAGTAGCTAAAAGAATAAATGTAGGTAATAGAACTTATACTAACTACTCTATGTCCGATTTTATTCATAATGATAATCAATCATTACAAGGCCCAGCTGGTCCGTGTATTATAGCCCATGTACCAGAATTATAGAATGTATTCTCTGGATTTAATAGCGTACCTACTAGTAAATATCCAGAACTTCATCCTTTTGATTCTACTAATGCTATTCCTGTATTTAATGTTAAACGTGATGGTAATTCTATATATGGTGGTAACACATTCTCATCTAGACAGAATTCTGTATACATAAGTATAGCAGCGCACGACAGCAAGTATGTATTTGGAGGAGATACTTATCTAAGCTTATTAGATTATCCTAATACTATGCTATTCCAATTACCTGACGCTAAAGAATGGGACGGAATGAAGAATTATATAGGAGCTTATATACCATTTGAAAGTTCTATTAATATGAATTTATTCCACGGAGATCAGATTCATAGAACAGTAACTAGTTCAAATTTTGCAGATTCTTGGTTGCAGTTAGAGCCTACTTAGATGTAGGACATACATGTACAAGATCTTCCTTACTTTGTATATAATTCTGTTTATTCTGCATAGAATACTGGTAAATTGTATGTACCTAATTCTATGTATGCCGATAAAGATGTAAGATATACTAATAGAATATTAACTTCATAGGCTAAGACTAATAATGAAGTAATAGATTAGTGGTCTAAATTCAAAGTAGCTGATTACTTAGATGTAGATAATCAGTGGGGAGACATAACCAATCTAAAAGTATTCAAAGATAGACTATTCTATTTCCAAGATACTGGAGTAGGAGTAGCTTCTGTCAATGAAAGATCACTTATTACTGACGATAATGTAAATCAACTAGTATTAGGTACTGGTGGTATATTAAGTAGATTCGACTACGTAACTACTACTAATGGTTCGTCTATTAAGAATGACAAGAGTATAATTAATTCAGATAATGTGCTTTATTGGTACGATTATGATAAGAACGAAATATGTTCTTATACAGGTCAAGTAAGTTAGTTATCTAAAGAAAAGCAGGTACAATCTTACTTTAATAAAAACATTAAAGAAGATAGGGCTAAAGCTATGTCTTTATTTGATAAGAAGTATAACGAGGTGTGGTTTAATGTACTAAATAAACCACTAGTATTTAATGAGTAGTTAGGTAGATTTACATCTTTCTATACATTTAATCCTAAATGGTCGTTACCTATTTCTGATAGAGTAGTAGCAATAAAAGACAATGAATTGCATACTATACATGATACTGGAGTAATAGGGTTAACTCCTTTAGATAGAAAAGCTAAATTAGAAATAGTTATTAATAAGAATGCTCCTTATACTAAAGTATTTGATAATGTTAGATTACAAGGAGAGTTTAGAGATAGTAATCAAGAGTCTATTAAGGACGATATCATAGATTATATGAAATTCAGTACTAAACATCAAGAAGCTATTAGAGAACACACTGAAGAAGAATTTGATGAAGAAGGTAATGTTATTACTCCTGAACAACATATAATAACCGATTATAGAGAAGATACATTTAGATTCCCAGTACCTAGAGCAGATAAGAATGAAGATGCATTATCGTTACCTGCCAGGTTAAGAGGTAAGTATATGATATGCGATTATGAGTTAGATTCTGATATAGATCATACTTTTGAAATACCATAGATTACAACAACATACAGAAATTCATTAATTTAATATGAAAAGTAAAAAGAAAAAAGTACCAGCATATGCATTTGGAACTCAATTCAAAGAAATTGGGGGTAACATGCTTGAAAATGCTCCTGGTATAATAAATACACTAATGACTCCTTTTTAGAAATCTACTGCAACTTCCGGAGGAGAAGCTGTTGCCCAGACTTTGGGAGATATAGCAAGTGGAGCTGCTTTAGGTTTTCAAGTAGCTGGTCCTATGGGAGCAGCGGTAGGAGCATTACCAGGTTTGTTTGGGGCTAAAGGTTAGGAAGCAGAACAAGTAGATTTTGTTAATTATACTAAATCTACTAAAGGTAAAGGATTAATAGGAGCTATTACTAATAGAGGTTTACGTAAGAGAGAAGCTAGAATTAAGAAGAATGCATATAGTAATAGAGCTGCTGTACAAGGTACTAATTACCTACAAAGTGAAGCATATGATGATATGATAGGGATGAATACAGATACTATGGCCAATGGAGGAATGTCTTCCTCTTTAGCTTACGTAGATGACGGTGAATTAATATAGACTCCAGACGGAAGTATAAGTAAAGTACCAGAGAATAATAAACCTACTGACAGTAATTTAGTTAGTTTACCTGAAGGCAGTAGAGTATTAAGCGATAAGCTTAAAGTACCTGGTAGAAAAGAAACATTTGCACAACTTGGTGAGAAAATGATGGCAAAAAAGAAAAGTAGGTATAATGACAGATTTGCAGAGAATGCAGCAAAACTAAATGAAATGAACAATAATATGATTCATGATTAGTTGTTTGCTATGTAGGAATCTGTTAAACAAAGTAAAGGTATTAAACCTAAAACTAAGTAGATACAAGCAGCTGCTTTAGGTGATGAGATTAAACCTGGTTTAGGAGATAGAATAGTAGATGCTATCTATAACCCTAATCGTAAATGGGGTGCTGGAGTGCAGTGGGGAACTGGTAATAATCAATGGTATCATGTGCCAACTGCATCAACTACAGCTACAGCAAGTACTAGTACTCCAACACGTAGACGTAAAGCAACTTCTACTTCTATGAATACAGGATTAATTGATGAAGGTAAACCAGAATTACCGTTTACTTGGTATGACGCTCCAACAGTAGAATCTGTATATGATACAGACTATGATACTGTAGAGTCTCCTAGTGCTACACCTAATGATATTAGTTATAGAGAAACTAGAGCAGACAGACGTGATAAATTATTTGATAAAGTAGGAAGCGCATTGTCAGGGATAGCTTCTTTAACTCCTGTTATGTCTAATCTATTTACTGGTAGACCTGAAACAGTTGATGCAGTATATAATCCTTATGCTACTAGTATTAGTAATACGATGCGTAGACGTAGATATGATATTAGTCCTGCTATTGAAGATTTAAACCGTAATAGAGCTACTAGTAATTATAATGCTAGTCAGATTAATACTAGTACTGGAGCTAATTTAGCTTATAGATTACAGTCAGCTGTTAATACTGACAGAGCTATAGCTAGTTTAAGATCTCAAGAAAGTAATGTTAACAATCAGTACTTAGGTGATTATGCTAATACTATGAATAGTTTAGGACAGCAATGGGTTAATGCTACGAATATGGCTAATGAAGCTAATGCTCAGAATAGAGCTACTGCTAGAAATATACGTAGGACTGGTTTAAGTCAGTTAAGTCAATGGGCTCAGAATAGAGAGTTAATGCGTAATCAGAAAGCTAGAGATATGGAAATGTGGCCTTTGTATCAAAGATTCTTACAAGCTGGTTTTACTGAGGATGATCTCAGAGCTATGATGAATTCTAATCGTAGTACAATAAAAAGAAAAGGAGGTAAATGATGCAAGCTAATAGATACGATAGAGCTGCAGAAGCTCCTATAATGAATACATATGTACCAATTAATTTTGGTGAATTGTATAGAATAGGTTAGGCACAAAGACAAGCTGTTGAACAAGCTGCTAATGAATTTACTAATACTGTTAGTAAGTTTGGAGAATTTCAATCTCCTTCTGCTGTAGATACTTAGAGATACTATGAGAACTCTTTAGGAAAGATAAGAGATTTAATAGATGAAGCTGCTACTAATCCAGATGCTATGAAAGATGCTAACTTTAGAGCTAGATTAAATTCTCGTATTGCTAATCTTGATTATGCTACTCTTAGTAATTTAAAGCAAAGTAGAGAAGGAATGCTAGCAAGACAAAAGGCTAATTAGGAATTAATGATAAAGGGGATGTATAATCCTCTTTGGCATGATGTGGATTTCACTAACTATAACACAGTAGATAGTGGAATATTTAATGACGTAGCTCCTTTAGCTTATAAATCTGAAGTAGACTTAGTGAGACCATATGTAGATAATCTGAAAGCTAGTTTCATGGGAGTTAAAGATGGATGGATTCATCAAGGAGTTTCTACTGATAGAACAGATTATGAAATACAAAGAAACTTATCTAGTATATAGAATACTCCAGAATATCAAAAGCATTTAGAAGTATTACAAAGACAAGGTCTTAGTAGACAGGATGCTGAAGAGCAACTTAATAGAACACTTATTACAGCAGGTAGAGAATTTGCTTATGACCAAGCAGAACGTGATCCAATGGCTGTAGCATTAGCTAGAAGAGCAGGCGCAGGAAGTCAACAGAATCGTTTACTTAATCTAACTGACCAATTAGAGTTAACAGCAAGAGATACTTTTGCTTCAGCTTTAAAAGATGCACCTACAGTTCAAGATGCTAGAAAGAAACTCAATGATATGTTTACTCTTAGTGCTAAAACTAATAACAGTTTAAATAGTGCAATTAACGATGTTATTGGAACTTTAAGTAGTGGTATAGGTGCTGAGGCAAACGAAGTATTAACTGCTCAAGGAACTCAGACGGGTAAGATGACTTCTCAAGGTTGGAGAGTAGGTAATTCTTCTTCTGAGTTCTTACTTAGAAAACGTCTTGCTGAGAATTTAATGGATAGAAAGATTGGTAGTAGTAGTAAGTTACAAGATGATTTTGAAAAGGGGCAGTTTAAGAATTTCTTAGTAGCTGGAACTCCGAATATTACTACAGATGGTTCAAACATATTCCATAATAAATACATTTTTATTCCTAAATCAGAAATAGATAAAGGTAAATATACAGCTAGAGATCTAGCAGAAGTACAAGGAGATTGGGTAAATCTCGACGAAGATCAGGTAAGAGTAACTGAATCTACAAATGATTATGGTGAAACTAGAACTTCGATTAATACCGCTCTTAAACAAGGTACTTATTTAAGAATTCCAGTAAGTACGGTTGTACCCAGACGCGGTTTAGAAGCAGTTGAGAATGATGCGTTACATGCTAAGAGTAGAAACATAGGACAAGACATTAGAGATGTAATGCAAGCTCAATCTGAAAGTAACAGACTATTTTAATATAATATTATGAGTAGACAATAGAACTATACTCTAGGTAAAAATACAGATAATAATATCGCTAGTGAATACCCTAATTATACCTTACAAGGTGATTATGGGTATTCATACGATTCTAGATCAGATTATTACCAAAGAAGATTAGAAGATAGAGAGAACGATATAAACTACGATAATAAAACTACTAATGAAGATTCTACAAAAGATAGTAAAAGTAGAATATCTAATTGGTGGACATCTAGAAGTATGCCTGAATTACTTCAGTCTAGTGAAGACGCAGATGATAAGGATAAGAATATCACTGTCCTAGACTATATGTACGATGAAGCTGAGAAGTCTGGAGACATAAAAGCTTTAGATGTATATCGTAGTTTTATGGAAAAGAAGGATCAATCTAAATTAAGTAGATTATAGAATGAAGTTAGAGAGGGTGAAGCTAACTATTTAAATTCTATTAATCTAGCTAAAGATTATCTTACAAGTAAACAAGAATTAATTGATTTACAAAGATAGATTGATTCTGCAACAGATTGGACACCTACGCAAATTCAATCAGCTCAGAATAGAATAATTGAACTAGAAGATAATATTAAGAATATAGAAAATGGTGTAAACCAATTAGATTAGAACGGTAACATCATATATCATCAACCTGGTTTAAAAGAGCTAGCTAGAACTAATCCGTATTTACAGGATATATTCTATGAGACTAGACCTGGTAAATTATTCAGTACTGATAAATTTGGTTCTGTAACAGACTTATGGAAATACTATAGTTTCGACTGGCTAGCAGAAGATTATATTGGTGATCTTAATCCTGGTAATAACTTTAAGCATTTACTAGCTAATGACGGTATAAACGATGCAATCTTTGGGAGAACTCATCAACTATCTCCAGATCAAATAGAATATATGTGGAGTAGTAAAAACCAAGGCAGCAATTTAGCAAAGCAGATTGAACAGCTTAATAATGCTGAAAAGGTTGTAAGTTCTCGTTTAGCTGATAAAAATCAGCAAATACAAAGTATGATACATACTTTAAAGCATGGTAATTGGTTATACAATCCAAGTAAGATATCTACTGAATTCAGAGAAAGACAAGAGAATAATCAAATATCTGCATTTAATCCAGAATCTTGGATTTATGCATTACCAGAGTTAGGTACTAGTTATTCTGAATTTGGGGCTATGTTAGGACAATTTGGTACTAGTATGGCCGCTAAATGGGCATCTAAAGCTGCCATGGCAGCAGGTTCTGGTGGTACCGCTCCTTTGTTAATAGGCGCAGCAGAATTAGCCACACAAGCTGCGATTACTAATTATACTCGTAATTCAGAAACTCAAGCTGAAGTATTTGATTCATTTAAGTAGAGAGTATTAGAAGGCGCAGATTAGATGAGAATTAATCTTCCCAGTGTAATACAATCTGCCGATGAGTAGCTAAAAGCCAGAGGATTTGATACTTCTGAAATGACAGATTATGAAGTATTAGAAAACGCTTTATCACAGAATATAATCACTCCCGACGCTAATTTTAATTAGCTAGTAAATGATTCTCAAAAAGGTCTAGATGTAGTTAGATAGACTAATCAAGCTTTAATGTTATCTGACTTAGCTCAAGGTATGTTTATGTTTGGTGGTTCATATATGAAGAACTACTTTGGATTATAGAAAGCTGCTAAAAGAGCTGTAGGTAATCGTAATATATCCTCTGGACTAGAAACTGCTGTAATTGATAGATTACGTAAAGATGATTTATATGCAGCAGCTGATGGTATTATAGATCGTACTATTGCTAGAGCTGTAGATAAAGCATGGAAAACTCCTGGAGGTAAAACTAGAGCATACAATGCTATAAGTAATCTTACCAATATTGGTAAGAAACTAGGTGTTTCTTATTTCATGGAAAAGACTGAAGAAGGTCAACAAGGAGTAGTAAGTAATTATTATAGAACTGGTAAGTATGATAATGCTGGAGATTATAGTCTGTTGTAGGGGGCTGCTAATGCATTAAAATTGGCAGGAGAAGCGCATATGGCATACTATGGTATTCACCCAGATGAGAATCTAAATGGTGATGCTGATTTACGTAAATCTATGGATATAGGTGGATTTACTGGATTATTTATGTCTGGAGTATTTAGTTCACCTGACGTATATAGTGCTACTGCTCAATATCTTACAGATAGTAATCTGAGAGGTTATATTGCTGACGGATATGGTAATGCCGAAAGACAAAATAAAGTAGAGCAGTTTATGAATGCTGCTAGTTCTGATGGGAGAAAAGGTTATTCTAGAATAATCAATAACTTAGAAACTCTTAAGGATAAATTTAAACCTGAAGGTGTTACTAATGAAATGATTGATGAAGACATAAGATTAGTAAACAACATAGAAAGATTATCTAATAATAAGTCTTTACGTAGTATAACTGATGAACTAGGAATAAATAATGATGACTTTATATCTGTAGTAAAAAATGCTGTATATATTCAAGATAGATTAAAAGATGCTAGTGAAGCATCTGAAGCTTCTACTAGAGAAATAGAAAGTGTTATTCAGAAAATAAGAGAAGATGCTGACTTAAAAGAAGAAATAAAGCAGCATTATTCTGATTATTTAGCTCGCTATGATAAAAAACGTAGTGATAGAAGAAGACAGATAGTTAATGATTTACCTGCATCTGATATTACTTCTAGAAGTAAAAAGGAATTATCTGAATACGTAGACCAATTATTAGGTGAAAGAAGTGTACTGTCTGAAGAAGAGTATGCTAATGAATTCATGGGCAGAATGGTTGCTGTTCAAGATTACAACGACTTACTTACTCTTAGAGATGAACTTAATTCAAGAAAGCAGGATTTACAAAGACTAAAAGAGGATAAGAATTTAGATGTAAATGTAGATGGTATATCTGGTATTATAAAGTATGTAGAATCTCAGATAGAAGAACGTAAACCAGTTATACAGCGATTCTTAGGAGAAGAAGTAGGAGAACAGGTAATGGATCTTGGATTATCTGTTCCTTTTGCAGATCAATTATCTGTAGCTACCATAAGTAAGTATGTTAATGATGGGGCAAGAGCTGATTTATTCGCTCATGCTTTAGCATATACTACTGGAAAATATGTAGGTGATACTAGATTGTATAAACCTACTTATAATAATCTTACCGAAGAACAGCAGAAGCAAATACTTACTAATGAGATGTAGGCAGACAAGATCAACGGTAAGACTAGAACTTCTGATTAGATTATATAGGATTATGATAACTCTGTAAATGAAGAATGGAATAAAGATGATAAACTTGCTGACTAGGATTTAGTACAGCGTAAAAGAGCTATGTCTGTTATTCAGAAAGATTTACAGCGTAAAAAAGATCAAGAGCAAGTAAGTAGAGAGGAGATAGCTGAAGATACTGGTAATTTAGCAGATATAGAACAAGGAACTCCCAATACTGAAACAAAAGCTCCAGAGGTTGCTCCTATGGATGAAGTAGAGGAGGTTACTATACCAGATGTATAGATAGCTGAATAGGAAATAAGTAGTCTAGAAGATCAACTAAATATGTTAGAGGAAGCTATAGAAGGCTCTCCTTTACAAGATAGAGTAAGTGTAGATGAGGTGGAAGCTGATGTGGAAATGGATGGTGTTACTAATACTAATCAAGATATAGAAGATGAAGTATAGATGCAGAATCCAGCTGAAGAAGTTACATCAGTAGAACCTACAGATATTGCTGAAGAGGCAGAAGAATAGCAAACAGATGATTCTACTGCTGAAGAGTCTTAGGGACAACAGGAGGAAGTAGACGATGCTCAATTTGCTCCTGCTGAGGAATCACTACAGGACGAGGAAGAAGGATCTGCAGAATAGCCTACAGTAACAGAAGTAGAAGATACTCCTGCAGCTTCAGATATTGCTCCTCAAGTAGAGAATCCGGTAAATATTACAGAAGTAGAAGACACTCCAAAATCTGATGAAATTTTTTATGATGCTTAGAATGATTAGCTAGTGTACATGCCTGATGGTAATCCTGAAAACGGAATACCTGTAAATGACCAAGATATATTAGAACAATCTGCATTTGAAGAATCATGCGATTTTGATTCCAGATTGTAGGGCCCTTCTTCATATTATAATAGGTCTACTAATGGTTGGGTAGCTGCTAGAAAGAAATTCAGAAGATTACATATAGCTAATACTTTCTTCTTCCAGCCTAATACAGATGAAGTTATGCCTATTACTGTAGCTGGTAAATCTGTAAAGTTTGTAGGTAAAGATGGTGGTAAAGTTGATAGAAGACCAGGTAGAGAATTAGCTGATAATTTAGCTATTCCGGGATGGTTATCAACTGCTGATGATATATACTTTGTAGTTACATCCTTTAAACATGACATGTCATTTGATAGTGCTATAGATAATTTAGCTATTCACGTGATGATAGAGAAGGATGGTAAACTGTATAATGCATCTGTTAGAGCAATCAATTAGAGTCTGTATGACCGTATGAGAGATACGGAAATGACTTAGGGTGAAATAGATGAGTAGATATAGAAGTTAAGAGAATTGAGAGCTAAGATAATTAAGGCTTACGCTCCAGAATATTCTACTACTAAAACATTACCATTAACTGCTAGGAAGCATGTTAAACCTGTAGGAATAAGAATAAGTAACGGTCAGCTTGATAATCAAGTAGATGAGGCAGGATTACCAAAGTTTAGAAAGCTAACTGAAGTAAGTGATTTTGGTATAACAGAAGATGCTATTGCTATGTCTGAACAAATAACTAGTGGAGATATCCAGTTTGGATATGGTACGGGCCCATTTGGTGTTGATCCTTTCTCTATAGATGATATGTTTACTAGAGATAAGACTGAAACACAAGGTATAGGTTATGCTGGTAAAATATACTTTATACCTAAACCTGAGAATACTCCTTCTGGTACTGCTACATTGCCTATTATGTTATCTGAGGAATTGCATAGAATATCTGGAGTAAACAATCCAGAGCAGGTTAAATTAGCCTTCAATGCGGATGGCACTCAAAATGTAGATGAGCAAGGAAAGCCCATTACTCCTTCTACTGCTGAGTTAATATTTAATATTATTACTGGTCAGACATCAGTAAGAGGTTCTAATGCTAAGGTAATTGATTCTTTCTTATTGTCATTATTAGCTAATAGTGGCTCTAATACATTTACTAATGGTTTAGAAGGAGTAGAAAGAGTTAAGTATAATTTCTTAGTAAGAAAGCAATTAGGTATATATACTGATGATAAAGGTAATAGATTCTTTGTTAACGGGTATCATAGTGAAGATGCTACCGTATATACTCAAGATGGTCCTAGAACTGAAAAGAGATTCAGTACGCAATTTACTAACTTAGCTACTTTAACAGATTTTGAAAAGAGGAGAATAGTATTCTAGATTTCATAGAATATACACTGGAATACTGATAAGGACGTATTAATGTCTGAATTCCCTCAAGAATTTATAGACTTATTGGTATCTATAGCTAATAGTTCTCCTAATCTAGTAAAGGATGAAAACAGTAGAATACCTATATTCTCTAAAGACTTAACGTTTTCTTTAAAAGAAATAGGTTATACTTTTAAAGACGGTAAGGCTGAAAAAGTATCTGATTCTCCTTTAGTAATTACTTGGGCTATTAATAATGGAATATTAAAGACAGATTTAGGTGAACATGCATTTTATGCTCCATTTATATATGCAGATGATGCTACAATAAATAGAGAAGAATTATAGAAACAACAAGACAAACCTAAACCTACTGTTAATACTCAAGATAAAGTAATAGAAGATGTAAGCAAACCTTCTCAAGCTAAGACAGCTAGTGGTAAGAAAGTTGTAATTGCAGAAAGAGCTACTCCTGAGAATCTTGAGAAATATGGATTAAGTATACCAGATAATGGAATGAAAGAAAGTCAATACCTTAAATGGGGTATTGTTCTCAATCCTAAGACTGGTAAAAGAGAAGTTACTCTTACTCCAATTAAGTTCTTAGGTGGTCTTAAATCAACTATTAAAGGTAGAGGTAAGTTTAATGAAGATTCTGCTAAGAAATGGTTATTTGATAAGTTAGGTATAGATAGCGATCAGATATTAGTAACAGACCAAATGATTAAGTTTGGAGCTAATGAAGAGGCGTACGGTTTGTTCAGTGTAGTAATGGATGCACTTTCTAACGAATTAATACCTCGTATATCTTTATCTAGACAATCTGGTGCAGGTGTAGAATATCACGAAGCATTCCACTATGTAACTCAAATGCTATTGAGTGAACAATAGAGAACTAAGTTATATCAAGAATATTCTAAATCTAAAAGAAGTGCTAGAAATCTTACTCAAGATGAAGCAGAGGAAGCGCTTGCTGAAGAATTCCGTAATTACGCTAAGGATCAAAACGGTAAAGGTTTATTATATAATGTCATTAGAATCTTTAAGAAGATATATAATACCTTGTACTTCTGGAATTCTCACAGAAATATAATCAGAGCTTTTTTCAAGAGTATAAACGATGGTTAGTTTAAGGATTATAAAGCCTCTAAGCAAGCATTAGAAGATTTCTATAGCCGTAAACCAGAAGGTTTATCTTATTATATACCTGGTTTATCAAAGGAAGAAGAAGCTAAATTACCTCATATAACTGATCCAGATGTATTCTATCATGCTGTTAATTCTCTTACTAGTGGAGCGTTATCTATATTTAATATTAGAACCATAGAGGATGTTCATAATCTTAATACTTCTTTGTTATTTGACAGATTACAGTAGAATATAGACTTTGGTTGGATATCTGACGAATATGTAGATATTGCTCAGGATATAGTAAATAACAAAGATATATTTACTAGATATGTTCGTAAGAAGATAGAACAATTAGGAATTAGAGAAGTAGAAAAAGTAGATAATGAGGAAGAGTCTAGATTAAAAGTAGAGACTGGTGAACAATCTGAAAACAATTGGGATAAGAATCAAGGTGAAGTAAGTAAGAAAGATAACGTTAGCTTTAGAGCTAAACTGTTCTTCTACTCTATACCTAAGTATGAATACCAATTTGTTGAAGATGAAGAAACCGGCGTTATTACTAAAGAATTATTTCCTGTACATGATGATATGTTCCAACTTCCTGTAACTGAAGATTTCAATTTTGTATGGAATCAGATTATGGAGAACTTATGGGATATAGATAAGTATCAGGATATAATAGATAGAAGTGCTAATTTAGGTAATACTATTCCTTTCTTTAAATCTTTATATGATATTCTTACTTCGGAAGAAGCACCTATATCTGACAATACTAAAACTTAGTTAGAGATAACTATAAAGAGTTCTAAAGTACAGTTAGACACTATTACTACTAAACATCCTAAAGTAAATACAAGAGGTAAGTCTGAAGATGAAATAGCTAGTGAAATACAATCTAGCTTAAGTAAATTTAATTGGGTTGTAGAAGATAGTGATAATTTACGTAAAGTAGGTAGACTTCCTGCTAGATGGTCAGGTATGTTCTTCGCATCTGATGCTATAGACAGAACAGATAGTGGTAGACCCTTCATTAAACCAGAGTTTGCTAAATTCTTAAAAGACAGAAGAGGTAAATTAAGTTCTACTTTTAAAATAGTAAGTGATAGAATAAAGAAAGGTAAACCAGTAGATGATACTAAGATATAGGAAATAAAGGACACTTTATTGGATGTATTTAATGCTTTATCTATTCCTATGGATAACTTAGCATTAGATTATATGCTTAATAACTTCTATATTGGAACTACTGAATTTGATAAATTATATAATTTCTGGAAAGGCACTGGAGCTGGTAAAACAGAGAGATTTAATGAAGGTACTTTAGCTACTTTGATTAAATTAGCTGAAACTAAAGATATAGGTGTAAAATCTACATCAGGTGGTGGATACTCTAGAACTTTAGATAGAATGTTTACATTTGGTAGAAATTCTAATAGCTAGATAGCTGTGATGGCAATATCTTATGGTAAAGTACATCCTTCTCCTCAAGAATTTAGTGTTGTTGGAGCAGATGGTGCACTGATTTATCCTATTAGTGAGAATAACTACATGACAGATCAAATACGTAATATTAATCAAGATGCTAATGGTAAGAAACAATAGATATTAAGTACTCCATTCTCTGCACACAGTCTGATAGCTAATGCTAAGAATACCAAATTTAAATTGCATACTTTCTTAGCACTGAATATAGATGAATCTAGTAGAGATTATTTCGGCATTACTCCTGTTGAGGATTATATTGCTAAGCTTACTCTTACTTTTAACGATAGAATGATATTACCTACTATGTCTGACAAAAAGACTTGGTATAGCATATCAGGTATCAAAATGGTAAAAGATATTCTTACTAGTAAATATATCGATATAGGAGACGCTAATTATGCAGCTATTATTGGAGAAGATTTAACAGCTGAAAATTCTACTTATGTAGGAGAAAGAAGATTTAGTCAAGGTACTCTTAATATATTCGCTAATTACTGGTTAGATGAGTTTAATGCTGTATGGGATTATTTCTAGAAAAAAGACTATATCGCGCAACATCCTACTTTAAGAGTAGACAATTACCACGGTAAGATTAAAAATGGTAAGATGGATCATACTGGAAATGGAGGTAGATTCAGATACTTTACTAGACTGAGACTTGGTGAAGATGTTTTAAATGTCAATCAAGAATTAGCAAGATTAGAACAATATGGTACTACAGAAGAGGTTCAGAAGTATTTAACAGATTTAAAAGTATTGTTGTTAGGTACATCTAAACCTAATTCTAAGGAAGTTATAGAACCTTCTGCTCCTATATTCTCTGCAATAAATCATTTGTTACTGCATGCTACTCAAAGAGAAATGCGAGCTCTTGTAAAGAGAGGTATACTTGGATATTCAAATGGCGAATACGTTAATAAGTTAATACCTAGTAATATATTCGATTACTATAAATCAGAACTAGATAGTTCAATGTATACATCTGAAGAATCTGGTCTTAAGAATCAAGATATATTATTCTCTGTAATTGGTTCTCATGTAGCTAATTAGGCTATTTCTATCATGGAAGTAGAGAAGTGTTTTACAGGAGATCCTGCTTATTATAAGTGGAAGAAGTCTAAATTTAAGACCGAACAAGGAGATTCTATTGATGTTATAACTGGTAAAGATGTTGATAAAATTAAACGTTTGTCTTCTGTATTATCTACTGGTACTAATCTTAGAACTATCTGGGATAATCCGGCTGAGAATGATACTAAAGTAACAGTAATGCATCTTGCTGATAATATGCTTGGTTCTGATTATTATGACGAATTAAAAAGTATATTCAGAAACTCTATTCTACGTGATTTATACAGCGAAGCTCATCCTAATTTAAGCGACAATGAAATTATAGAGGCTTTATCTACTAAACAGAAAGAAGATGCCTTCTATAATTCTCTTACTAAAAATTAGAAAGAGTTTGTAGATAGCTATACTAATGCTAGTGCTAGACCGTACGATTTCAGAAGAGACGATAAAGGAGATATCAAAGGTGGTAATATTAATCAATCTGATGCTGCTGTATATATTCGTCCTGCTATGTATAGACGTATTATGAAAGCGTTAGGACAATGGAGTGACGCTATCGAAGAAGCTTATCAAATAATGGAAGGAGAAGATGAGTCATGGATGAATAATCCGGAATTATATCAGAAGACTTTAGCTCTTGTAGTTAAACCTTTAAAGATGGTATATTTTGGAGACCATAGAGAGAACGATATAAATCTGAATGTTCCTGTATTCGATAAGATGGCTATGTTCCCATTATTCAAAGTAATAGCTAAGGCTGATAATAAGGTTTTATATGACCGTATGAATAATGAGGAATTAGGAGTAATCGATATGGTTACTTTTGAATCTGCGGTTAAGGTTGGCGGTAGAACTAAATTTGAAGCTTACGAAGGTCCTAAAAACGAACACTTTAATGTTGAAGGTTTGAATAAAAAATCCTTCAATCTTACTAAGAAAGAAGGAGATTTACCTGTATTTGTTCAAGATATTCGTAATTTACGTTTACAGTTGAACACAGATCCACACGAACATATTGACCGTTCATTTGGTACTTAGGCTGTTAAAATATGTTTGGGTAATCTTATAGACGATCGAGTGTACGGTACTAATAAAGCCACTACTAAGACTGGTCAACAGATTAAGACTCAAACAATGGATGCTATCAATTAGTTATCTGATATAGGTTATAAGAGAATAATTAAGAGATTCTTCCATAAAGGCAAACTGAATAATAAGGCTTTATCAGACTATTTAGTTAGTTAGGCTGTTAGCTCTGGTATGTCTGATGAGTTTGTTAAAGGGCTTACTCTTGATTAGGACGGAAATATACTTGTTCCATTAGCAGCCCAGAGTAGTAGACAGTGGATTGAAAGTAGAATTATATCATTTATAAACAAAGAAGTAGTAGATATTAATACTCCTGGCGGTTCTGCTATTCAGATGTCTTCATTTGGTTTAAAAGCAACTGATGCTAGAATGAAAGAATCAGAGTTAAATGGTGCATTTAATGGTGGTAAGAAGCTTAGATTCCTAAATAAAGATGGAAGTATGGATGTTATTCTAAGTACTAACTTCTTTAGACATATAGTACCAAAAGAATATTAGACTTCTTATGGAACTATGAAGAAATGGTTAACTGACCATAATATAATTGGCACTAATTCTACTCCACAAGGTATTGGCTATCGTATCCCTACTCAGGGTTTGTCTTCTACTTTCTCATTTAAAGTAGTAGATGTGCTTCCTGATAGATTCAGCGATACTATAGTAGTTCCTGACGAATTTACAGCAATGACTGGTTCTGACTTCGACGTTGATAAACTGTATATTGCTATGTTGAATTACGATACAGATGGAAATATAGTTCAATATACTAATGACAAAGTAAGAGAGCAAAGTCCTGAAGCGTTACAGAACATGATAATACAGAATTATCAATTAGTAGTATCAGATACTAAGAATATGGCTGAGACTAGAGCGTCTATTGATACTCTTACTGGTATGCTACAAGACGATGTATTACCGTTAATATCAAGTTCTAGTAAACAAGAAGCAGATCCTTTCTATGAATTATTGCCTTCGTTCTAGGAATCTAGAAAAGAAGAATATACTAGTGGTAAAGCTGGTATTGCTCCATTTGCTCTTAACTCTACTAATCATGTATTAACACAGTTAATGCATCTTAATATGATATACAGTCATAGTAATGTATATCAATTAGGAGATTTAGATGCTATTAAGGGTCAAGATGGATTTAGAATTCTTGACTGGTTATCTGCTATGATTAATGCTCATGTAGACGTTGCTAAAGACCCTTACATTATTGCTTTAAATGTTAATCAGGTTACTTATAATATGACTAACCTATTACTTAGAGGTGGTAAAGGTAAGAATACTTTCTATTTCTTAGCTCAACCTATATTAAAAGAGTTATCCAATAGAGTTATCAATAGTAAAGGAGTATATGGAGCTGAGAATCTATAGGAAAACTAGATAATTACTGGATTATACAATGTGTATGGTAAGTTACTTAAAGAAGCCATAGATGCTCTGCCAGAAGGCGAAAGTAAACAAAATTGGAAAGCTAAATATAATGGTTTAGCTGAAGAAATTGGGTACTCTGCATACCCTGGAATAAAGAGTGAAGTAATAGATAAGACACAGGTATTTGATGAATCTAGTCTTATATACGCTTTAAAGAATAGAAAGCAGGATAATTTACTATTCTTATATCAATAGATTATTGTATTGCACGCTTATAAAGAACTAAGTATGGATGCTAAAACACTTAGTGAATTAGTACATAGATCTCAGATTGATACTAAGAAATTTGGTAATAATCTTGCACTATAGTTAAACTTTGTGAATTCATACTAGACATTTATATATGATAATTCCGGAGTATTTGAAATAAAAGGTAAGGAAGTAGATGATGCTTTGAAATACTACTTTAGTAATACATTCTTAAGTAAGAAGTTATATAATGCTACTACTATAGCCAGAAAGATTCTTAAGAGTCAAACGTTCCCTGCAACTTGGACTTACTAGAATATATTTAATTCAGTAATGGGTAATATTGTAGGAGGAGATATCATCAAAGGCACAGATGGCAACGATTTAATATCCTATAAACACTAGGGTGATAAGAAGTTTGTTCAGAATATAAATAGAATGATCGATAGTATAATTAGAGCTAGAGCTACTTCTAACATTGATTTCCTTAAAATGACTGATGATCAATTTAGAGGTATGTTTATAGGTAAGAATACTATGTGTTCTAGATTAACTAAACTTAAGAGATATCTGTTACTTAATAAAGAGGCTTTTCCACATCTTATTAATCAAGATGGAACTATAAAGAATGAATTATTAAATTATTTATAGGAATATCCAGCAGATGGCTTAGAAGGGTAGAATGTAGACAGAATTATTCTATCTGAATCATCAATGAACAATGACTATGATAGAGAGAATCAGTTAATATCTGCTTTCGCTCAATTACTTGAAGATACCGATGATATAGTTAGAGAATTTGCAGAAGATTTGGTTAAATATGCATATTATACTTCTTATGATGAAAGAGGAGTAAATGCGTTCTTCCATTTAGTTCCTATTCAATATAAGATTGATAATGGTTATGTATCTAATATTAAAGAAGTATTAGACCAATTTAAAAATGGAGGAGATATATCTGGATATAGTTCTATAGCTCAAACTGGGGATGATCCTCAATCTATGAGTTTTCCTTCTATTAGATTAACAATAGCTAGAAATATGTGGGATGATCCTAATATAGTTCCTAAATATAATATCAATCTTAAGCCTAATAGCAACGATCCTTTCCAACAACAATAGGAAGACCGTTCTAAGAGTAGTGATTATGATATTGTATTGTCTAAATCTAGAAGTAACATTGGAGGTAAAGCTATTACTATGTATGACAGTTTTGCTGTTCCTCACTATAGAACTAGAAGAGCGGAATTCATAACTGTAAATAATGGTTCTGGATATAATACTTCAATTCAATTATATCAATTAATTGGCGAAATAGCTTATGTAAATGATGAAGGTAAGAAGAGTAAAAGAGGAGCTAAACTAATCTATAAGAGAATACCTAAATTAGGTATTAAAGAAAATGGATTTAGAGTTAATGAATTTGCAAAAGGTGGTTTGGATATATCAGCTTTTGATTAGAATGCGTTTGATGAAAATGTATTAACTGATGATAGTGTTATAGCAGAAACTGCAATGTCTAGAGTTAAATTACCTAAATTAAAGGATGAAAGTAGATTTACTAAACAGTTTATACCTCTTAGTTCAGATAATATTTAGGTAAAAATAAACGGAACATAGAAGCAAATAGAAGGTGATGTATCTGATGCGCAAGTAGTAGATACTACCTTTAATATAGATCCGTTATCTGAAGATAATGTAGTATATGATGAAACAGATGTATCAGATTTTGTCAATGTTAGTCTAGATAATCCATTTGATGGATCTGAAGCTATGGATGTCATAAATGAATAGTTAAATATATTCTCTGATATGCAAGAACAATTCTCACAAGAAACAGAAGATCCCTTTGCTAACGTAGATACTTCTTCTATTGCAAATGAAGCTTTCAACATGGATGTTACTGAAGATGTAGTAGATATGACTTATCTTGCTGAAATGGGTAAGAAACGTAAAAAAGAATGTGAATAATTATGCAGTGTTTAAATTTAAATAACAAAGAAGTAAAAGCAGCTGTTGATGAAGTTGCTAGAGTGTTAGGCAGTGAAGATGCTGCTTATTATATCATATCTGAAAATAATGGTTATGCTATAGACTAGGGCCCAGATGGGTCTTAGTCTGAGCTATTTTCAGACCTTTTAAGACGTTTTGACGGAGATCGTAATCAAGCTATTAGATAGATAGCTAAAACGTTTATACCGGCTTAGGGGTGGCCTTCTTATTTCTTTTCAAATATAGGTGATATTACCGGTACTTGGTCAGATGGTTCTCCTCATATGAGTACTACATCAGGACAAGTAGTTGAACGCTTAAAACAGTATATACCAAAAGATTCTATAGCATACTAGATACTTGATTTATTCTCTGATACTGATGTATATATTGGTATAACAGAGGAAGGAGATCAATTAGCTAATGGGGATTACATGTGGTATAGTAGTAATACTCACACTATATGGATTAGTAAAGAGATATTTGAAGAAACAGATATGGAGTACAATGCAAAAAGTATTGTACATGAAATGGTTCATGCATTTACTTCAAGATCTTTTGAAAATGTTAAAAATGGTGAGGGCACTGACTTAGAAATTAAAGTATACAATAAAGTAAAAGACTTATTAGAATTCAATAGAAAACTATACTAGGAAATACATGCTGAAAAAGGTAAGTGGACTGGTGCATTATATGGTTTAAAAGATGAACATGAATTTATAGCCGAATTTCTTACTAATGAAGAATTTGTAAATAATATAATAGATGATGCTAGATAGAAAGGATTATTTGAAGAAGTGATAAGTAAGATAAGGGAAGTATGGTCTGCAATCATTGATTTACTTACCGGAAAATAGCATGTAAAAAATACAGAAAGTACTAGAGATATATTAATGAAATTATTATCTTTCAATTTAGAAGATAATAATGAATCTGCTAACGTTAGATTTGAAAAGTCATTAAACAATAAAGTTAAACAGCTTGAAACAAACATACATGAAGCAGAGAAGTATAACTTTGATACTAAAGAAGAGTTAGATAAGAGATTATCTGATATAAGATAGAACTTACTATCTGGTTTACAATCTAGATTACGTAGTATAGATATTACTGATATATCTAAAAGAACGGAAGTAATAGAGAACATTAAGTATCAAATTGCTAATCTATAGAATGCTGCTATAAGCGATTTTGATGTTATAGCTTCTTTTATTACAGACTTAAAGTTAGATGTTAGAGATGTAGGTAACAGAGTGGTAGAAGCTTATAAAGGTTAGGCTGATGCTCTAACAGACGAAGAACTCGTAGCATTAAATAAGAACTATTTTGCTTTTTACTGTGAGTAGGCTAAAGATATATATAATTCTTTAGTAAACATGAATACTTATAAACAAATTGTAGGAGAAGTAAATTATAATAAATTAATGACAGAACTACAATTATGTAAGAGTATTTTAGATTAGAGCTATGATGCAGTTAAACGTATGCAAGTGGTTAATGCTTAGAGAATCATGTTAAAGGAAGGTATAAAGGTAAATAGTCCTACTATATATAACTATATATCTGAAAATACTAGAAAGACAGATTTTGATATCAGCTACATTACTAGAGTATTAGGTTCTGGAGATAGAATCAATGATGAAGCTATCAAGAGTTTATTTAATATACTATAGAATACTGAAAATAGTATAAATGAAGTAGTGTTTCAAAAAGCTAATGAACTAAACAAACTATTAAAGGTAGCGGGAAATAGAAATTAGAAGTTATTATTTGAAGTAGATGAGAATGGTAATACTACCGGTTATATAATTAGAGATTTGAACTATGGTAGATTTTATAAAGATTTAAAATAGTTTAAAGAATAGTTATAGAAAGAATTTGGTGTAGACCATCAGACTCTTCAATTACCTGAAAATATAGCTACTAGAACAGAGTATAATAAAAGACTTAATAAATGGTTATCAGAGCACTGTGAACGTAAATATACTAATGAATTCTACGATTTAATGAATTCTCTTAGCCCTGAAGCTGCTTCAGCAAGAGAGATGATAATGTCTAAGATAAGAACTTTATCTAATAAGTATAGAGATAATAATGGAGTAATTCATTATGAATCTATGACAGATGAGGAATGGAATACTCTACAACAGTATGAATTAGATAAAAAGGAATTAGCTAGTATTTACGATATATACGGTAATGAAAAGCCAGAAGGTTCTGTAGAAAGAAGAATAGCCGATGAGCTTACTGAACTAAATAACAAACTATCTAAGAATCTTAACAAGAATTATAATCAATAGAAATTCCAAGATTTGATTGAAGAAAAAAGAAACAGTCTAAGTAAGCATGAATTTAAAAAATGGATGGATCGTAATACCAGAGTAGTATATACTGAAGAGTTTTACGAACAATTAGCTAACTTAGATAGAGCTGATTATGGCGAAGCATATGCTGAATATAATAGATAGAAGAGAGCTATCTTAAATATGTTTAGAGATAACCGTACTGGTGAAGTAAATCCTAAACTAATGCCTAATTCTACTAAGAGATTGCTAGATTAGTTAGAGATTAAGATGAATAATATAAGAAAGTCATCTAAAAAAAAGAGATCAAAGACTGAGTTTAGTAAGATAGCTAGAGTAGTAGCTACTGAAGCTTATAAGAGAGATGAAGCAGCAGCACTGGCAAAAGACCAAGAAGTTCCTGGTAGTTCAGAGGTATTCTATTTAACGAATACTTATAACACATCTACTGGAACTGCTCCTAAATCTTGGTATACAAAGATTGCTCCTAAAGATAGTAAGTATATACAGGTTATTCCTTCTTCTAATTTATCTGAATTATCTTCAGAGTCTCCGTTTGTTAATAAGAACTACAAATAGGATAATGACGAGTATTATCAGCCTAAAAGGTAGATATATGATAACAGTAAGGCATACAATGAAGTAATGTCTAATAAAGCGTTATCTGAACTTAGAAAAGCTTTAATAGACACAATGGATGAATCTAATAGTAAATTAAATAATCTAGAGTATTTAAACAAGTATAGATTACCTCAAATATCAGGTAGTTTGTATAAACATCTCAAAGCATCAGGGTTTAATCCATTTGCTGCTATAGGTAACTATTTATTAGATGCTGCTACTGTAAAGAATGATGATGTTGGTATAAATAAAAAGGTTTTAACGTCTCCTGATGGTACTTCTTTAGCTCTTATTCCTCAATACTTTACTAAACAGCTAGACGATCCAGCTACTATATCAGCAGATATGGTAGGTTCTGTTATTCAGTATTTTAAAATGGCAGAAAACTTCAAACAGAAGAATGAAGTGAAAGGTGAGGTAGAAAATATAAAGTCATTTTTATCATAGAGAAAGTATACTGGTACTAGTACTATAGGTTCTATTAAGAGAATATTTACTGGTAAACAAGAACCTAAACTTGGAACTGATACTAATATATATAAGTTTGCAGAAAAGTTTATTAACATGAATCTATATGATGTTAAGACTAACGCTTTATCTATATCTATTAAAGACAGAGAGATAAGTATAACCAAACTGTTAAAAACTATTACTGGTTATGGTACATTACGAAATCTTGGTTTAAACTTTGCTTGTGCGTTTACTGGTTTCTTTACTGCTGCTCATGCTCATCTTGTCAATTCTTTGACCGGTAGATATTATACTTTTGGTAATGCAGTAAGTGCATTTAAAGATGTAGTATTCGATTTGTTTAGACACGGTTTAAGTGTTGGTAGCAGAACATATAAGAGCGAATAGATGGCTTATATGGATTACTTTGAGGTTGGTTCTACTATGGATAGTTTGTTTACTAATACTAATAGACCTAAATTTATAAATGTCATTTAGAAGTAGTGGGCTTTTGGATTATACTCAGTATCTGATTATTTTATAAAAGGTCAAATACTAAATAGTGTAATGTACGATTATAAATACATTGATGGACAATTCATGCATCACGAAATGTTTTATAATAAATATGGTAGAACAGATGAAACCTAGTAGAGATGGAAGAAAGCTAAATCATTTAAAGCTTTAACTAAGTTTAGTGCTGGCAAAATAGTCGCTATTTCTCCAGAATATCAACAAGCTGTAGATAAAGCTAAGTTTACTATCGGTAATGCTGCCAGATAGTTAGCCGGTTCTGCAGATGGTCAATTAAGTCCTTTACAGAAAGCCTAGATGAGCGCTAATGTATTTGGTGCAATGTGTATGATGCATAGACAATATATCCCTATTATTCTTCAATAGAGTTTTACTATGGATAGACAATGGGATTATCAAACTCAAAGAGAAGTAGAAGCTATACTTAAAACTCCACTTAGAGTATTTGCTCAAACTTGGAAAGACAAATCAGGAGCAGACCTTATTACTACTGTTTTAAAATAGACTTTTCTTAATAAAGGTTTTTCAAGCGAGTTAGATAGAACTAATATTAAGAAGTTGAAGATAGAAGCAGCATTGTGTATGTGTTTATATCCTTTAATAAGGAATATTCTAAAAGAAGAGGCAGATAAGGATAAGAGGAATATACTTCTTAACTTATTTGCTTATGTAATGGCTAGAACTGCTTTTGAAACTACTGCTCCGTATAACCTAGTAGATATATATAGCACTATTAAAACACCTACCCCGCTATACTCATTATTGGATAACGTTGGGTCTGTATTTTCTTATCCTTATGACTTAGTATTGTCATATACAAAAGATGAAGTAAGTAAATAGAATAAAAGAATAACTAGAGGTGCTTATAGAGGTAAAACTCAATTAGAAAGAAATGTATGGAAAATAACTCCATTCAAAAATCTAATTGAATTAAATGATATTCCAAGTAAGCGTAGATATTATGATACTTAGATTACTGGTGATTAAAAAATTAAAGGCAAGCTTTTCACAAAGCCTGCCTTTTTTGTGTAGAGTAATTCTTAAAATATAGTATCATAAAATGAACTATCTAGATAATCTTTCCAAAGTATTGCCATACTTAATATAAATTCTTTAGTACAAAATTGTGTACCATTAGTTTGCATTATACTGAAATCAGCTTTTTGGTCATTAGTTTTTAACTTAAACCTATAACAAACTACATTATCCTTTATTATATCATTATAGAAAAACTCATTTTCCTGAATTCTTCTTACTATATAATACTTAGGATATGTTTTATATTGAAGTATTAAAAACTCTTTATCTATAGTAATGTCTATAAATAAATCTGAAGTAAATACTATTGGATTTATTTTAAATAGGGTTGCATAATAACGCAACCCTTTATTATATTTATCAAAGTTCAACTTCTTCATTGCAAACTATGTTTTCATCTACTTCAAATACTTCTTCGCATGAATCCATAGCTATTGCAATTAAAAAATCGTTTAATGTTTTAGGTTCTAAGTTCTTCAATTCCATCATTTTCGTAATATTTACGAGTATGTTCCCAATTACCGGAATTGATATGATATGATATTTCTGTTAATGTTTTTGCAATAATATTTTTTCGATTGAGTAACTCCTCTTCGTTAAACATATTAAATACTCTAACTTCATTATTACCATTTGTTTGTACTGCAATAATATAAGCCTCTAAATCATAATTATCAGGATTTAAATTTAGCTCTTCTATCATATACCAAGTAATAGCACAAAGGTAAAAAGCTATCTGTCTGTAGTAATCAAACGTTTCTACAGAATGAGCAAAATTATAGACATCACTCGTTGTCTTTAGGTCTATCAGAATAATTTTCTTATTAACGTGGTCAAACATTACTCTATCTAATAAAGATTTACACTTTATTCCATAAAGTTCCCAATTAATATGAAATTCATTATGACAGGTATATGTAGTAGGAACATCGTACAGCAATCTATTAGCTGCAATATGATCCTCAATATTTTTCTTTATAGTTTCTAGCATGTGTAAATCTGCAAATGATATTACTTTCTTTGTACTTCCTATTTGCAGATATTTAATATAGCTATCATATTTATCTACGATACCTCTAGCCTCACTTATTTGTTGAGCTGCTCCTTTATTATTACTATAAGCAGATCTATAAGACTTTAATAGAAGAGATACTTCGTTTTCTAAAGGATCAGTTAGTTTTAACTGAGAATATCTCTCACATAAATCTTTCTGCTGTTTTACCTTAGGTATTTCAAAGTCTAATATTTCATAGTCTTTCCAGAATTCTTCTGGTTGAAGTATATATTCATGTATCATAGTACCTCTTTCTAACTGAGGTAATTCTAGTCCCTTTTCCTTACCGTCTAGCATATCTCGTAAGTACTTAGGGCCCTTTTTTAGAAACCAACCAATAGCACTATTACTGATACGAGATGTATCAGAGTAATACTCTTTATCTATTATCATTTTATTCATAATATCTCCATTTAAAACCATTAACATGGTTTCTTTCTCCAATACAACATTTCATTATATTAGAAGAGTGCGTATTAAAATTATTAGCAGCTTCTATAATACTATCCCAACGTTTAATTTCATTCATGTCTAAATCATATTGAATTACTTTACGTGTAGTATTATCCTTATTCCTTCTAAGATGTATGTCTTTATATGTATTATTATACTCATAATTACACCATTCAAGATTACTTACATTATTATTATGTTTATTTTCATCTTTATGATTTACACATTTTAAATTAAAAGGATTAGGTAAGAATGTTTCTGCTACTAATCTATGAACTAGTAAAGTTTTATTTTTTCCTTTATTAGCTAATACCACATACTCATAGCCTGCTGTAGTAATACTCGTTTTACGAATCTTCTCTTTTATTAATTGTTTTGATCCATTTTTACTACACACATAACGTTGTAGTGATTTAATTTTTCCTGTATTACTAATTTGATATAGAGATTCATAACCTTTTATATCTTTCCAAAT